CGTCGAACCGGTCCGGCTCCCAGACTTCGTACATGTCTTCATTCATCCTGTCGGCATCAGCTGACAGCACTGCGAAATCCGTTTTGAACCTCTCGGCATCTTCACCGTCACCGTCAAGAGCATCGACGAGCGTCTGATCATCGCTGTCCATCCAGTAGACGACTTCATCACAGGCCTCCGTGATCTCTCCAAGCTTCTCGCGGATCTCCCATAGCGTCAGCCCTGAGACAGCTGCTTTCTTATATCTCAGGTTCTTGGCCTTCTCCCTGCGGGCATCCATTTCCTTGTCCACCATACACCTCCTTAATCGACAAATGTCCTCTTCGTGAAATCATAGATCCCAACCTTCACACCGTTGCAGCCGATAAGGAACCTGTTGATGCCGACTGCCTTCATGCTGAGCCGGAGCACTCCCCGGCCTACCGGATACCCGAACGCCTTCAGCGCCTCTTTTACTGCGCAAAGCATTTCATTCTTACTCATGGCTCCTCCTTTCCGCCATCCTGCGGGAATACGAAAAAGGTCTCTTCCCGTCCGTCCCGCGTCTCCGTATAGCTTATGATCCCGTACATGTCATCGTTCATGCCCGAATAGTGCCTCTTCGCATTGTCCAGTACGACGCCCTTCTGGTAACCATTCAGGCTGTCGATGTTTATCTTTCTTCCTTCGGCATCGCGGAGATCGTACCGGTCCGGGTATCTGCTCCCGATATCCCCGATCAGCGTGTACGTGCAGATAAAGGGCGGCGGAAGGGATTCCAGTATCCCTTCCAGGCCCTCGGTTCCCGCGTACATCATCCGCAGGCTTTCGTGGTCATTGATGTGATACGTCACCCTTCGCTCGTTCATATTCTTGATCCTCGCCTTTCCTTGTGTCTTCTATCCGATAATCCTTTGTGTCGGGCATTATTGCTTCCAGTGCCCCGCGATCATCAGATGCAGCGATGTCCTTCCATCGGTATGTATACACTGGCATACTGTGATTGCCCAAAACATTAGGTTTCACATACTGTTCTTTCCTCTGCAGCCGGTATCTCATATCAGTCTCCTTCCTCAAAGCAGCCGTTCTTCGACCAGTCCCAGTCAATTGAGCCGTTCGGGTAGATGCCGACGCCGTGAGCATCGAACGTCCACCCGGAAATCACGTTCCTCATGCGCGCGTCTCCGGTCAAAGGACTGACTGAGATGCACTTGTAAGACCCGCCGCCTTCATTACAGTAGGTGTGGCCGGGGACAGGAACGAAGCTCTTCCTCACCATCCTGGCGATCTTCCACACGGCCAGGGCTTCGCGCGTCCCGCATTCCGGACAGATCTCCGTCTCGTTGTCAGCCCTCGAGATTGCCGGCCGTGCTGTATATGTATTCCCGCATATCGGGCAAATCCTGCCAATGTCTGTCATATATCTCCTTTCTGCCATCGTGACCTCCGTGGCGGGCTGTGTCATTTTTTTAGTTCCGCAGTATGATTGTAATATCCCAAATCACCAGTAAAATTAAAGCGCTTCATTTCCTGCTTTATCACCTCTGGATCGGTTACAAAAAAAGGACAGCCAGTAAGTTCAATTCGATAGTGTCCACTCGTTGTAGTAATTCCTTTTTTGTGGCACCCGACGTGTGCAAAATAGATAGTATGCCCCACTATGCAGATGCTTTCCGGGTCAATGTTTCGATAAAGTTTTGCGCGTTCCTGTCTGCTATCTTTATCAACCCATGTTCTTAATACGTCCATATAAAATTCTCCTTTGCCCTCGTAACCTCCGGGGCGGAGTGTTTTCTTTACAGGGTGAGCGCATTCTCGCTTGGAAGTCCTCTGCCTCCACGGCGGATACCTCTGTCGCGTTCACGCAGTATGTATTCCTGATACCGCTTCAACTGCTTTTCCGGAACTTTGATACCATATTCTTTGCATCTATCCAGAGCCCAGCGGGTGGCAGCGTATTCCGATTCACAGCGCCGCATCGAAGACGTCGTTGTCTCAATGTGCCCGATTTCATGGAGAAGGTCAAACGTGGCGTTCACGCTGTTCCGCTGGATCCACTTGCACACCTTGCGCTCTCGTACGTGTGCGTGCATCCGTCCCCTGCACTTTGAGCAGGGGCAGAGTTTGATGCGGTACTTCTCCACGACCTCGTCCTGAATCTCCTTATATGTCATGGTTCCCTCCCTTCAGCACTCGTTCTCCCTCAGATGCGCGTCGATGAAGTCTTCTTCCGTCATGTCCTCATAACGAATGCCGCGCTCTTCGCAGTAGTCCTCATAGCTCAGCTTGTTGTACAGCCTCTGCATCTCCTTGATCGTCACCGATCCGAGATAGCTGTTCAGCTCACCGTACGGCTTCCGGAGCAGCTCACCGAATACCGCACGCACGGTCCTCTTCTCTTCCAATGTCAGTGTCATGTCCTTGTCCTCCTTTATACTACCCGGATCTCTCCGTGTCTCTTGCTTGTGCCCCTGACTGTGTACTTTGCCTTTGCCAGCCTGACGGCTTCCGTCCATGTTGCGTAGATCGTTTCCACGTTCTCAACATCAACTCTCCAATCGATTTCCGTGTTCCTGTACCTGACCACCGTGTAGTAGTCCTTTCTCTCCGGTCTTGCCATGCCCTTTGCCTCCTTATTCGAACGGGATCTCCATGCCCTCGTAGTTGTAGCCGTTTTCCTCGGCCGCAGCCATCAGTTCCTCGTCTGTCCGATCGTCTTCCGGCTCCCAGTAGCGTCCGCCCGGGACTCCGGAATTGGTTCCTTTATTAAGGAAGAATTCCGGGAGATGCTCCCATGCCGGCGGGCACTGTTCATCGTGCCACGCGTCGAACGCTTCCTTGTCTCTGGCTTCCAGCTCGTCCTGGAGCAGGTTCCCGATGTCCTCATCATCGTAATCGTTGATCTCGGTCAGGGCTTCGATGATCGCTTCCGTGCTCATCTCCTTAGCTGCTTCCCGGATCTTTCGTTCAGCTTCCTTATATATACGGTCAATCTCGTCATCCCTGTTGCCTATGATACTGTAAAGGTTATCAATGCCGATCATTGTGGTCTCCTTTCTATTCTGACTGCCTGTTTCCTCTGTTCTCATAGTATCACTCCCGCTCTCTTCTTGCAACTATTTTTATAGTATTTTTTCCTACATTTGTAGTATTTTTTGCTAATCCACCATTGACATCACCCATGGGAGTGATACACTAAGCACATAAACAAAGCAAACACACATTCGAAGGAGGTAACAAAAATGAAGAAGATCAACGAACTGGAAGCCATCATGGAAGGCAAGGCAATGAGCGTAGCCATTAGCGTGTACGACGCCTACAGACACTCAAGAGAATCCGGATGCAAGCGTCTGGACTTCGCGGACGTCTTCATGTCAGACAGATTCGAAGATATCGTAGCCGACCTCAGGAGGCTCGGCATCAAGGAGATCTCCGTAAGCGAACAGTCCACCGCACTGATGAGGATCCTCGCAGGGTTCGAGGCTGCCGGATGCAAGGTCACGAAGATGACCACAGCCAAGGCGACCTACATTGAACTGGGCGCAGACGATTACGCAGATGTCCCGGCTATCAAGCTTCTCGTTAAGTGATCACAGTCATCAACACTCATCAACATTCATCAACATCAATCAACCGGTGATGACGGCACCGGACAGAAGAAAAGGAGATCAAAACCATGACAGAGCTTATCAAGAAACAGCGTTTCGGAATCGAAGTTGAACTTACAGGCATCTCAAGGAGCAAGGCAGCCAAGGTGGTCGCGGAGGCCCTCGGAAGCACAAGGATATCAGGTCCGTCGAACGGATGCTACGACAAGCGCGTGGTGCGCGACAGCGAAGGACGTGACTGGATCATCGAAAGAGACAGCTCGATCGCACCGACGCACACGGACGGATCCTTCGCAGGTGATGACCACCGTGTAGAGTTCGTGACACCGGTCCTCTCCTACAAGGACATCGAGACGCACCAGAACATCATCCGGGCGCTCCGCAAGGCAGGCGCGGTGGTCAACGAGTCCTGCGGGATCCACATCCACGTCGACGGCAGCAACCACAACGCAGCGAGCCTCCGCAGGCTGGTGGGCTTCATGGTAGGCAGACAGGATCTGATCTACGACGCACTCAACGTAGGAGCCCGCAAGGAGCAGTGGTGCCGTCCGGTATCAAAGAAGCTCTTCCGCAGGATGAAGGCAGAGGGCGAGATCACAAGGACAGCTGCAGAGCAGATCTGGTACCGCCGCGCAAACGACGATTACCGCTCAGGCATTGACCACCAGCACTACAACCCCACCCGCTATCACGGCCTCAATCTCCACGCATTCTTCTCCAAAGGGACCATCGAGTTCCGCCTCTTCAACAGCACCCTCCACGCAGGGAAGATCAAAGCATACGTCCAGTTCTGCCTGGCTCTCAGCGCATGGGCGATCACTTCCGAAGACAATTTCTCATTCCGCTCCACCAAGAACTATACGGCAGTCCAGAAGGAACGCCTGATGCACACACTCCTCACCCACAGGCTCGGCCTTAGCGGTAAGGAATTCAAGACCTGCAGACTGCACATGCTGGCAGAGCTCCGCAAGAACGCAGGGCTTGATACCGGAGCGGAAGCAGCGTAAGGAGGTGGGAGATTGAGCTACGAGGAGATCATCAGCAACCTGATCACATACGGAATGAACTCCGGGCGTGAAAGCGCCCCGGAGCTTCCGGAAGACGAAACAATTCATGGAACGAAGGTAGGATAAGGAGGATCCGATATGAAGCGCTACGAACTTTCATGGACATACTACGATTCAGATGGTTACGAGGACGGGAGGAATATCATCAGGGCAAAATCTCCGTCAGAAGCGGAGAGAAGGTTCTACAAGCATAACCGTCCGGTATGGCTTACATGTGATGGACGCGGGTACAGCGTCAACAGTATCAGGGAGGTGTGATATGGCAAGGATCAGAAGATCGGCAGGCAGGCGTAAGTTTTACATTGCCTATGGGAGCAATCTGGATAAGGCCAGGATGGCTCAGCGGTGTCCGCAGGCTGTCCCATATGCCTCAGGGTGGCTCGATGGCTGGGAGCTCATTTACAGAGGTTCCAAGACCGGGAACTACGCGACGATCCGGCCGGCAAAGAAGGAATTCGTCCCAGTCGGTATCTGGCAGATCACCAAGCTCGATGAAGCGATGCTCGACAGGTACGAGGGATATCCGACCTTCTACCACAAGAAGACCATCACGGCACGCCTTGATACCGGTGAGCTCATCGAAGGCCTCGTCTACATCATGAGGAAGGACGCGAAGCCGGGTCCGCCGAGCGAGTTCTACATCGATACGATCTACCAGGGATACAAGGACTTCGGTCTTGATTTCACATACCTGCGCGACAGCCTGTACCTGAATCTCCGTGAAATCAGAAAAGGGAGGCCGTAAGACCTCCCCTTCCCGCCTGTCAACGCCGTTGCAGCGGCTTCCCGGCGCGCCTTGTCCCTTGGCGTGTATGAGTCACACGCGGTTCGGTATCCGGCTCGCGCACGATCAGTTCGTTGAGATCACAGTCGAGGGCCTCACAGATCAGATCACGGTGTTCCAGATTGACCCTCTCCGCTATCTCGTGGTACAACTCACCGATAGTGTTCGGCCGGATCCCCGTCGCGCGGGACAGATCCGCCTGCGTCAGACGCAGCTCACCGAGTTTTTTTGACAGTAAAATACGTATCATGCCATTGCTCCTTCCGTTACAAATTACCATCACACGATGGTTCCGAAGGATTTTTGTTATAAAATATCGTATTACGTTATTGTGTCCGTTTAGCGTGTGTCCGAAACGCCAATGTAGTGCGCAAATTCGAATCACGAAATAGTATTAAATCCTATATTTATAGTATTTCTGTTGACATTGCAACCACAGTTTGATACCATTTGCATAGAAAGTAAATGAACGGAAGTATTCAAAAGGAGAACGAAATGGAATTCATACCCGCCCCGGAGGTTACGAGGGCAGAAAGGATAAAAATGGGAAAAAATAAGAGCCAGGGGGAACTGATACAGGACAAGTATATGGAACACGAGGAGCTGACCGCTGTACTCGAGGCCATGGAGGTGCAGAGATGGGCGCTGCTCACCCGGTTCCTCTGCCTCTCCGCCCTCCGGATCGGAGAGCTCATCGCCCTCGATGACAAGGATATAGACGATGAATATATCCACGTCTCAAAGACGTATTCCCTTGCCACCCACAAGGTCAGCACGCCGAAGACAGCCGGCAGCGTCCGGGATGTCTGCATCCAGCCGGAACTCGCCGCAGTGATCAGTGATATACGTAAGTATATGCGCATGCAGAAGCTCAGCTTCGACGCGCCGTCGAAGCTGTTTTTTCCGGACGAAGACGGCGGCTATCTGCACTATGACAACTATCGGATATATTTCAAAAGTATCTGCAAGAAGACGATCGGAAGGCCCATCACGCCGCACGCGTGCCGGCACACGATGGTCAGTGAGGGGGTGTGCTCCTTATGACAGTCAGGCAGTTCAGAAAACAAGTGGAAGTCGCCCGCCGGTGCGGTGAGGCTTATCTTCCTGAGAAAGTCAATGAACAGAAATATTCATAATGATAACAACATTTATTCAAAGTGGAGGTTCAAAATGAAAACAACAAGAACGCAGCTGATAAACCTGATGGCGGCTATGCAGAATTCACCAGATGAGACATTCAATCCGGGATTTTTCAACTCGGAAGCTCAGGAGCACTATTCTGAGCAATCATGGTCGAAACTGCACAACCGTCTTGCAAAGATGACCTTCGAAGGCATCGACAAGAAAACGGCTTCCGACATTTGGATGGAATCATGGGATGAACACCATGACGCCAACCTTCCGGAATGCCAGTATTCACATGATATGGTGTACATCGAAAAGATATTGGAACTTATCAAGGAGTAAGATCATGGCAAAATATACAGTGGAATACAAATGCGGCCATACCGGCACGGTCGATCTCTTCGGAAGGACCAGTGACAGGGAATGGCGTCTTGAACAGCTGGCGAGAGGGAACTGCCCCGATTGCGAAGAGGCGGAACTGAGGAAGGTCATAGTGGAATTCAATGCCGAGCGTGAGCTTCCAGCCCTTTCCGGTACAGACAGGCAGGTGGCGTGGGCCGACAAGCTCCGCATGTACGCCATCCGCATGATCGAGGATGAATATGAAAGGATGACAGACAGCAGCCCGGACAAGGAGCCGATGTCACAGGTGCTCCAGGAGATGTACTCCATCACCGATGCCCGCTTCTGGATCGATCACAGGGATGACGGAAAATACGTCATTGTCAGCACGGTCGCGAAGAGGATCAAGAACAAGGAAGGGAAGAAGCCTGCCGATCCGGATCCGGAATTCATTGCGACTCCGGAAGACCACAGACATGAAGGGCTGGCCAAAATAAGGATCAATGGGAAGGTCGTATCCTTCCTGTACCCGAAGGACAATGATTTCATTGAAATCATGCACCGCTACTTCTGCAAGTGGTGCGATGCATGGACCAAGAAGGCCGGCAGCCTTGTCGGCACTCCTGAGGATATCGCTGCAGATATCGGCAACACGCTCCTGCGTGAAGGATTTGCGGTCAGCTTCCCGACAGATGAAATCAAGGCGAAAGCGGTAAACGCCGATTTCGAGCCGGTACATACACGCTGGGTCGTCCCATACGACAGCACGGATAAGAAAGTCGCTTTCGAATGGGAAGGTCGCAACGAAGATCTGTATTACGCAGTAAGGGGCATGAAGGGCTGTCTGTATAAGAACGGAATCCTTCACATATCCGTCGACCGATACAACGATATTGAGGACTGCGCCAGGAAGAACGGATTTTACATCATCCCAGAGGCACAGGCCCTGCTTGATCAGGCAAGAGCCAAGATCGAGAATGCGGTCGTCGTCCCGAAAGAGCTGGAGAAACCGGCTGATGATACCGTCAGCAGCGAAGATCTTCTGGCGGAACTCACGGAAGAGGACTGATATGCTGTATGTTGAAAGCCCGGCGGACATCTGCCGCATCGAAAGTGATATGGGGCTCCCTGATCTCAGCGGGAGCACGAAGCAGGTCAAATGGGCACGGAAGATACGCGTGAACATACTGGTCCCGCTGAAGTACCTGAGCGAGCACGGTGAACCTGTCTATGCCGAAGTCTTTAAGAAATATCTCGAAGAAACGCAGGCGAGGTTCTGGATCGATGACAGGGATCGCCAGTCAAGATATCTCAGTTCGGCCAACATCGTCTACTTTATGCAGGCATTCCCGGAGAAGCATGTCTACACGCCAAAGACCATGGTCAAGGAAGGAATCGTGGACATTATCCACATGGATGGCGGCGTTTATTACAGATACAAGCGCGACAGGGATTTCAAGCGGATTGTTGAGAACTGCTGCAGGTATGTAGGCGGGGCGTGGTACGGTTACGAAACGTCACTCGGTCGTGTTCCCAGAGACCTTCTGATGAGCGGGTTCACTATCAACTGCGACACGGAACTCGTGATCGATACCACGATCGAAATACCGGAGGATTTGCTGGATGACTGATGCATCAGAGCATTTAACGAAAAAAAGGAGGAATTGAATCATGGGGAAATGCAGGACATTTGTATTCCCGTTCGACGAGTTGACGGACGAGGAAAAGGAACGGATTATGAACAACGCAACACGCCCGGAAAAGGGCGAGAATGAGGAGGATAAACACGAAGGTCGATCGTATAAAAATTGAGACATCACTGCTCCCCCATCAGGAAGCTGCCGTCGGGAAACTTGGCCGTTTGAAGGTCGGCGCTCTTTTCATGGAGCAGGGTACCGGGAAGACCAGGACGGCCCTAGAGCTGATCAGCAGGCGCATGGACAAGGGAAAGGTCAACGCCGTTCTCTGGCTATGCCCCTGCAGCGTCAAGAAGAACCTGCGTGAGGATATCATCTATCACTGCGGAGGGATGCCGGACAGGATCGTGATCAAGGGCATTGAATCCATATCATCTTCCAGCCGGCTGTACCTGAAGCTCATCGACCTCGTGCACAGATACAAAGTGTTCCTCATAGTGGACGAATCCTCGCTGTGCAAGAATCCCTTCGCCATACGTTCCAGCCGTATCGTGGAGCTGTCGAGGCACTGCACCTACAAGCTGATATTGAACGGCACGCCGATAAGCAAGAACGAAGCAGACCTGTTCGGCCAGTTCTTCATACTTGACTGGCGGATACTCGGCTACAAGTCCTACTACAGCTTTTCGGCCAACCATCTCGAATACCGCACCATCAAGCTCCCGAACGGCGGGGAATATAAGACAGACCAGGTCCTCAGGGTACTGAATACGGCTTACCTTGCGGAGAAGATCTCACCATATACCTATCAGGTAAAGAAGGAGGAATGCATCCCGCTCCCGGAGAAACGGTATCACGTGAAATACTTTGAGCTATCCATGGAGCAGAGCGGTATCTATGATGATACGAAATTCACCTTTCTGGAGAACGTGGACGAGTTCCGGAGCGAGACGATCTACAAATTCTTCACCGCACTCCAACACGTAACATCCGGCCGGGTCGTTACATCAGCTGCGGATGCGAGGATGACGACCGAAGAGATCTTCGCGAATCCGGAAGACAACCCAAGAATTCAGGCGCTCTCGGAAATAATCACCGGGATAGGCTCCTCAAAAGCCATCATATTCGTCAAGTACAGGAGCGAGGCTAAAGAGATTATGGACCTTCTCAGGAGCCTTGACAGGAGCTGTGCGGAGTTCACAGGGCGATGCACAGCGAAACAACGGCAGCAGAACCGCGCCCTCTTCCGGGAAGGGGCACAGTTCCTTGTCGCGAATAAAGTGTGCGGGGCATACGGGCTGAACCTTCAGTTCTGCCATAACGTCATCTTCTACAATAACGATTTCGACTACGCCACAAGGGCACAGGCCGAAGACCGTGTCCACCGGTACGGGCAGGAGCACGAGGTGCATATCTACGACATATGCGCTGCCGGCACGATCGACGACTTCATCCGGGATAACCTTCTTCGGAAGGAGAACCTTGCGGATGCGTTCCGGAAGAATGTTGATCAGATCAAGGAGAAGAAATGGAGATCGAACAATGGAAAAAAGGTACCTGAACAAAAACGTGTACGAAGCCGCAAAAGAACGGGTTGAGTACATCTATTCGGAATTCGACAAGGTCATTGTCGCTTTCTCCGGAGGGAAAGACAGTTCGGTCCTCATGAACCTGGCGTATGACTACGCTGAGGAGCACGACAGGATCGGAGACCTTGCCATGTTCCATCTGGATTATGAGGCGCAGTACCAGATGACCACGGACTTCGTGTCCGACTGCTTCTTTAACCAGTTCCCCGGAATACGGAAATTCTGGCTCTGCCTTCCATTCAGCGCCCAGTGCGCCTGCCGCATGGACGGAGCTTACTGGCTCCCGTGGGACAGGGATGCGCAGCACCTCTGGGTGCGTGAGATGCCCGTCAATCCGTACGTGATCAACGAGGACAATGTTCCGTTCCCGTTCCGCAAGGGGACAGCTGATTATGACGTGCAGGAGGAATTCGGTCGGTGGTTCCAGAAGGATACCGGGAAGAAGACGGCAGTCCTGATCGGGATCCGTGCGGACGAGTCCCTGAACCGTTTCCGGGCTATCAAGGGCAACCACAAGGTACATGCCTATAAGGACACGAACTACATCCTTGCCGAGAGCGACATGCTGGCCAACGCGTATCCGCTGTATGACTGGACAGCTCCGGACATCTGGACGTACAATGCCCGGTTCGACAAGCCGTACAACAAGCTGTACGACCTCTACTATCAGGCGGGCGTTCCGGTGGCGAAGATGCGGGTGGCCAGTCCGTTCAATGACTGCGCAATGGATTCCCTCCACCTCTACAAAGTGATCGACCCGGTGAACTGGGGCAAGATGGTCGGAAGGGTCAACGGCGTCAATATGGCATCCCTCTATGGCGGTACTACGGCCATGGGCTGGAAGAACATCACCAAGCCGGCACACTTCACATGGAAGGAATACTGCTTCTTCCTGCTGAACACGCTCCCGGAGGAGACGAGGGCGAACTACCTTGCCAAGCTGAAGACCAGCATCAAGTTCTGGCACGACAGGGGCGGTGCCCTTGACGAGGAGACCATCCGTGAACTGGAAGAAGACGGAGTTCAGTTCGAGAACCGGGGGAAGAAGTGCAAGACATCGACCAAGGACGTCTGCACCTTCGAGGATTATCCGGATGAGGCAGCAGTCACGAAATTCAAGGATGTCCCTTCCTACAAGCGTATGTGTGTCTGTATCATCAAGAACGATTATCTCTGCAAATACATGGGCTTTGCTCCCACCAAGGCGGAAGCAATGCGCAGGTCTGCAGCTATCGAGAAATACAAGAACCTGTAAGGAGGCGCATATGGAAGAATTCAGAAGCCCTGTGTACGGCATACGGGCGGTACCGATCGAGAAGATCAGGGCGAACACATGGAACCCTAACCATGTTGCCCCGCCCGAAATGAAACTGCTCTACCAGTCCATCAAGGCGGACGGGTATACAATGCCTATCGTCTGCTACTACATCCCGGAAGAGGATGTATATGAAATCGTGGACGGGTATCACCGGTACACGACGATGCTCCTGCACAAGGACATCTACGAGCGTGAGCACGGCATGCTCCCCGTGTCCGTGATCGATAAGCCGGTCACGGAGCGCATGGCCAGCACGATTCGCCACAACCGGGCAAGGGGCGAGCACAGCATAGATCTCATGGTAAACATCGTGGCGGAGCTGTCATCCGCAGGTATGTCGGACGCATGGATCATGAAAAATATCGGTATGGACGCGGAAGAGCTCCTCAGGCTGAAGCAGCTCTCCGGTCTGCAGGAATTGTTCAAAGATGCGGATTTCTCCCGTGCATGGGAGTGAGGAAAGGAGATACTATATGGATATCAGTGTGTATCAGGTAGGAAAGGTCAGCGCGGATCTGATCGGGAAGGAAAAGATAGTTTTCGACATCACCGACGGTGGCGGTATCCTCTATGTGCTTTTCAGCAGCCCGACAGAGAACGAGATTAGGCAGTTCAAAGAGGACATAGAGATCAGGTACGTAAAGGTCGGAAGCGTGTTCATGATGCTCTTCAAGTTCGGAAGCCTCAACTGGGTAGACGCACCGTACTCCCCGCACCTGTCGAAAATATCCGGGATTACAGAGCCGGCAGATGGTGAGGGCATCGCCCTGCAGATTATATTCGGGGATGCCGATACCGGCATGGTCCACGGACTGCGCCTGATCGGGCTCTCAACGGAGTTCTCACGTAAGCTGGCAGCGGATATATCTGCAGACCTTGGACATCCGTTCGACAAGAAGATGTATGGTCTCGACTTGGCCGCTGTTTTCAATACATATCCAACAAGTAAACTCGTTTCTATGGCAGAAACATCATGCAGGATAAGGAGGATCGATAATGTATAACTACAACCCGCTCTGGAAGACGCTGGTCGACAAGGGCATGAAAAAGAAGGACCTGGTTGAAAAGGTCGGGCTTGCAAGGGGAACCGTCACGAAGATGGGGAAGAACGAACCGGTCAGCATCAAGGTCATTGACAGGCTCTGCGAAGCGCTCAACGTTGATATCTCGCAGATCGTGTCCTGCAGCCCGGAAGTCAGTGAGAACGATATGGTCTACCTGACAATATCAAATGAGAATATTGGACGGCCGGGGCAGCCGGAATTCCGGGAGATGATTATTGCACGCGGTACACTGCAGGAGTGCCGGCAGGTCGAGGAAGCGCAGCGCTGGCTGTTCAGGCAGAGCGATCCTGATGGCGTCGTCAGTGATGTGTATGTGGTCAGCGAGGCGGAGTATGAATCCAATAGGCGCGGCATGTACGCATACAGCCAGCTCTCTCCGGAAGAACGGTCGGACATCATCGAGGTAGACGGAAAACGGTATATCCGGAAACTCTATGAGAAGAACCACCAATAATCGGGCATAAAAAAAGAGGGGCGGAATTGACCGCCCCTATCATTATACCTTGAACCAGCCTTGATCCAATCTTGAACCAGCTTGAACCATTCTCGATTGAATCCTTAATTGAATCTCGATTGAACTAACTCAATTCAATCGAGTTAAACTCGAATCTAACTCGAATCGTTGCGTTACCGGCAAGTTAGCGTTGAGTTATTCAAGTAATGATAATTGTAATTACTTTTTACACACGTGCAAGGCACTTGGACGACACGAAACCATGCACATATTTATCATTGGCTTTGATGCGTACATAATACCAGATCACACCGTTTTTCGCCTTGACGGAATCGCAGACGTCGACCAGGTTTCCCTTCGCCAGCTGAGGATATGACTTGATGTTAGGATATTCCGTGCCTGCATAAACACGGACATTACAGCCGGTCGTTGCTTTTGCCACCCACTTCGGAGATTCATTCAGCTTTCCGGAGCTCTGCTTCGGCTCTTCCTTCGGCTCTTCCTTGAAACCGGTAAACGCACAATAGAAGGACTTTGCCAGCCACTGGTCAAAGTCCACATTCGTGAACGGCTGCGCACTGTTAATACGATCCTGAGATCCCATATCGTACTTGCTGCATGTTTTTGTGACATGATCATAATCTGTCACGACAAATGCGTGCCATGCAGCTGTGGGCTGCGCCGTGCCGTCAGCCTTGAAAAGAATGATATCGCCACCCTTGATCTTGCTCTGATCAGTGACCTTCTTAAGCCCCCACTTAGTAAGGTATGTTTCCATATGCCCTACAGTGATACCGCCCTTAGGCTGGTCGGTGAATCCCAGGTCATACATGGCCTTGGCGATCAGACGATCACAGGAGATGATCTTGTCAGACGTCGGCGGCGTTGCCAGGCTGTTGCCATAAGAGTAATTTCCCTTGTGTGCCGTCTGGTAGACCGCATCAATCGCGCCGATGAACGTGGCGACAGTGATATCGCTCACCTTCGGAAGCTCCACGATCTTCGTCAGATAAGCTCCGGACACAAAGCCATACCCCAGACTGGATTTGACGTAGTACCATTTCTTATCACCGACAGCTGTATAGGATCCATCGCAGGAAACTTCTGCGCCGCCTGTCAATGTGCCGATTCTGGTCTTGTCAGTGCCGGCACCGTAGCGGATATTCAAGTCCTCTTTAACTGTATACTTCCCCTGCAGAGCATTGTCTTTTGAAGCGGGATTGTCAAGCGTCGGAGCTGTCTCTTTTTCAACTTCTGTGCTGTCCCACTTCGGACGACCAACGCCAATGATCCGGGAATCGGATTTTGCGATTTTCCGGACGGCGACACGGTCCTGGTAGTTACCCTCGGTCACATAATAATAGCTGCCCTCGATCGCAGTAATCGTGCCCACATGCTGCGCATCAGACGGGTCGTTGTGCCATGTATAATACACCTGGTCTCCGAGCTGTCCCTGCAACCGGGAATACCATCTGCCCTGATTCTTGAACCACTGCATTCCCACATCACAGTCGCATGTGTTCGGAGCTCCTACCGCCTTGCCTGTCGGATTAAGCCCTACGATGTGCGCCATTACTGACTGAGACGCCATGCACCAGCTGTCAGACATTGACATCTTATAGGTACCTGCCGGCCGCTGGTCGTTGTATGCCTTGATGATGTCATCGTCTCCATTTGGCTCGACATGGCCTTCCTTTACCCACTGACCGAGCAGATTGAGTCCTTTCTGAAGCTGGCTCATCGTTTCTCCCTCCTCTTTCTTTTCCACTCCGCCGTATTCCTCTTCGGCGTATTTACGAATAAACTCAACACATTTCTGATGCCGGCTCCAATAGATCTTATCCCCGACCTGGTTACTGCTTGATGAATCAGCCTGATCCGCCATCAGGGCGCTCATAATGCTGTCGAGGGAATAATTTCCATTGCAGCGGTTAAAGACACGTGTCACAGGGCCTACGCCGCCCAGATGCTGGATCTGCGCCCACATCATCTGGCCGTATGTGGTCTTCACACCGAATTTCTCTGCCCTGGTGATGTACTTATTAAGGCGTTCCTGGAATACATACTCGCTCGCCTCATGCCCGGCTTCCGTACCGAGCAGTTTAATGAGGATTGCTTTTTCTGTGCTGTTCGGGTTCCACCGCATCTCGACCCATGAGGTCGAAAGCTTAGCCTTGATACTTCCGCTTGGGTCACAAGATTCAAATACTGCAGGATACTTATCAAATATATACTGCACAAGCTCCTGCGCCTCGTCCCCGTACGCCTGATAAGGTCCAAGGGTGCACGTGTGCTCCCCGGGAGTGTTAGCGTAGGCTCCGGCGTATGCTGTCCAATCTCTATTCTCACTGTAGATCTGTCCGCCGCTCTCAACGGCAGCTATAATATTGGAAAGAACGTGTAAATTTTTCTTGTTCATACTTTTCCTCACTTAAAAAAGCGGAGACCGAAGTCCCCGCCCTGCATTGTTTATTCAGTTTTATTCTTCATCTTCGGCAGCTAACAGCGCTGACAGCTGAGATGCGATTGCCGGATCCGCTGCTACCGGCTCAGAATCATCCGGAATCGATCCGACTGTATCCACGGAGATAAATCCGGAGTTCATGGTATTGACCGCAGCCTCGACCAGTGTATTGATCTCTTCATAGGTGAGTGCGATCCCGTTGTCGTTGAGCAGCTTTTCAATATATTTGATGGCGATCCGCTTCTTCTCCTCGCCGTGGATGTCTTCATCAATGGTCTGTTCGACCGCTCGCACCACTGCGTCGATGATATCCACAGCCCACGCCCATCTGGTGTTCCGGAGCTTCGCTTCCGCCTCAGCGCGTTTCTCTTCGAGGTACGGGAGAAGTGTCTTAGCTACGATGCCTGCGATGGCCACGATCAGTGCCATGCAGATGTTGAAAAATAAATTATTCATTCGTGTCCTCCTTAAATTCTATGCTCCTGCAGGAGCTTCTTATGAAGGTCGCGGAGATAGGAAGAATTCTCTTCAATGACTCCGTTCGCTATGTCATGCTTTCTGCAGAAGGTCTCGTATCTTTTGATAATGTCAAGAATGTGGTTCCATTCTTCCCGGCTGTGCGGCGTTTCCTGTGAGCACTCCCGTGAGAACCGCAGGATCGCCTCCCTCTGGTAGTCCACCCAGAACTCGCGGAATTCTTCTTTCTGGATGGATGTCTGACGGCTCACTTCGTCAAGATCCTTTTTTACTCCCGCATTGATCTTGGTGCCGATCCACCCGAGGATCGTGTCCCACGGATTGATCTTGATAGGTGAGATCTGCACGAGGCAGAGAAGCGAAAAGACGGCGAGCAACAGCCCGGCTTTTGGCGAAACCGGCAGGAAAAGTTCTAGTATTTCATCGAGCGCCAATGGACTACATCTCCTTTCATTTCACATAAAAAGACACGGCACCTTACAAAGTACCGTGTCAATGAATCACGTATGTTCATGGTCAACTTATCTGCCGCCATCCTGCGGGATAAACCGCAGGCGACCAGACATTGTTGTCGATCGTCGATTCGTATACCACGCCCTCGAAGATCACCTTGTCCCCCGTCATATACGGGTTGGTGCTGTCCGGCTGCCGCCATTCGAGCGGGGTGCCGTCCTCGCTTGTAAGAACCTCAGCGAAGAGCGATACAGCAACGCCAGGCTCCCATCCAGCCTGCGACGTGTGGTCCTGCAGTACCTTGTAGATCGTGCCGTTGTGGTTGAGACGCGTCCCTGTGGTATACGATACATCAGCCTGCCACTTCTCCACAAAGTCAGGGGTCTTCAGTATATCTTCATCCGTCAGCTGGGATGCCTGCTTCACGAGCAGGGTCCTGAGCTGCTTGGCCTGTTCCTTTGTCATCCCCATCACTCATACCTCCCGAGCAAAATATTAAAAAAATCCGCAATGGTCACGTTCTCACCGTCACCGCCAGTCTCGTACCCGCCGGACAGTATCGACTGCATGACTTCCGACTGATACTCTTCCGGGATCTCCATGCCATAGGTCACGCTTCCCACGGCTTCAATTTCCGAAATTGAATTGATATAGATCTTAAGACTGTTGAAGTATGCCTGATGATAGGTCACGAACCTCTCCATACTGTCGCAGATCCGGATCATCTCAACAGCCGTATAGAACCTGCTGGGCTCACCATCGGCATGCCACGGGAGCAGCTCCGTCCCCTGCTGGGCTTTTGCGGCCAGCGAGTTGATCATCATCTGGTCTGTCAGTGTCAGTGCGAAATGCTGCGTCGAGCCGTCGTCCATCCTTACATCTATCCCGGATTCGATTGCCTTTGAACATGTCTGTCTCATCTCCTCGAGCTTCCTGCTCTTAACGAAATCGAGCGTGAGCCCTTCGATCGGGTCCACGCTCGGATCTGTTCCCTGTTCAGTTGTATCATCCTCCGCCGGCTCCGGTATCTCCTGCCCTCCTTCGATCGCCGCGGCAATGGTGTTGTATTCCTCTTCCGTGATTGCCAGCACCTTCGCGTCTATGTGCGGGAACTGGCAGTGAGCCATCCATTCATCATGGTAGTACCTGTTCCCGATCTGGACGCACTCGACACGGTCGCAATCAGATACGATAATGATATTATGCTTCGCCTGATACCTCCGGAAATCATACTCCGTGCATACCCCGGCCACACTGTTGTCGGCTATGACCTTATAGTAGTGATTCATACTACTGCCACCTTTCTCTTGCGTTTTAAAGCCTTGTTGTTCTTCCAATAGCGCCTTGTGATGCGATGACCGTCGAACAGGTCATCATATTTCCGCAGCATCGAACAGACAGCGCGGTAAGACTTTGCTGTCCTTGCGTGGGTGATCCATGACTGGACAGACGCATATACATCATCCACCTTCATCTTCTTTTTCGCCAGGAGGGCAGAGAATTTCTTCAGTTTCCTGCGCATCCGAACAATGCCGCCCTTGTGGAGCGTCTTCACGGTTTTGCAGCCTACGATCCTGTAGCGCACCTTGAGGAACATTATCCCTTTCGTGAGCTTTACGATGCAGGTCTTTTTCGGATGGAGGGTAAGGCCATACTTCTTAGCCTCGACCTCCAGCAGATCCCTGATCTCTCGGAGGCGCTCCTTGTCATTGAGCAGGATGATCCCGTCATCCATGTGGCGCACATAGAATTTGATCCCCAGCTTGTCCTTGATGTAATGGTCGAAGTCATTCGGGATGAGCAGCGCCAAGATCTGCGATATCTGGCTCCCCAGACATATGCCGACCTTCTCATGGTTGTACAGGCTCTTCAGTTCACGTTCCCTTATCACCGGGTCTTCGATGCTCATGATGTCCGCCTTCTGGTAGCTCTCAATTATCCCCATGACAAGGTCTCTCAGCCGTTTATCCTCGAGCAGCTCGTCCAGCACCCTGAAACACTGGGCGTGCGGGATGGACGCAAAGAAGCTCTTGAAATCTAACTTCAGGGCATAGACATTATCCGCACCCCACATCCTCTTGGCCTTTTCAAGGTGGTGGTTGAAGCGCCGGCGTGAGAATTCCGTGCCCTTGCCCCTGGTGCTTGCGCCGTTGTCATAGATCATCTTCTTCTCGGAGAGCGGCACGAGCGCATAATCACACAGGACGCGCTGCGTGACCCGGTCCTCGATCCTGATCGGCGTTATCTCCCTCTTATGGCCTCGTTCCGTAATATATACCTTCTGCGTATTCCTTACGCATGGTACCTTTCCGGACCTTATCATGTCGACCGTATAGGCTATATTATGGATGCCGTGGCGCATGTAGTTCTGGACGGAGAATTTGTATCCCACCGTCTTCCTGCACGCGTTCAGGGCATCCACATAATGTCTGACTGTTATGACGTTTTCAAGGGTGATCGTGTTTTTGTCCATAGTTACTTTTCCACAGCTCTCTAATGTGGTATCTGAAATCGCATATCATAGATACTCTTGGCCAGGCACAAGCCGCGTGATATGCAGCCGAGGCTCTCTTTTTAAATCCCTGACCGTCACAAATGCCGCTGTTAGGCAATGCTCTGTTATGGCGAGCAAGTGAATTTGTCTGCGGTTATCCGTAGAAAAGGAACGGTTTCCTTCTGTGGATGGATATGATTATCTTCACCGGGTTTCCCAAAAGGCTACTACTGCATCCACTGAATCCGAGCGCCAGCGCGTAATTGTTGTTGCTGTTGTTGTTGTTACCATTGTTACCGTTGTTGTTCACATTATTGAAGGAAGACGCGCCCGCCGCCGAAGGCGACCTAAAATGCACTGCTGACAGGTTCAAACCGTTACTTATATCATCAACTGAGACTTGCAAAGCGCTCCTTGTCGGAGGCCTGCAAGGCCAGCAGATGTCTCGATGTTTCACCGATCAATGCTGTAATCCGCTCCATGTCCTCATCAGAGAACAGGTGGACCATGAAAAGCTTCAGCATCGGTCTGTCTAAGCGGTACATATCAGAGATGGCTTCCCCGATGAGACGTTTCCGCTTGTCATATTGTTTCTTGTTCTCAGGGAATATCAGGTTCCCTGAATAGGCGCAGTAGAATGCATTGCGGATATACTTGCAGGCAAGCGCCGCCTCTTCATCTCTCTGCGCGAGCGGTATGCGTATGACCTTCGGGTATACCAATCTGTTCAGTTCATACAGTTTCTCCAGGAACTTAATCCCTTCTATTTCCTTGGCATTGAACTTTTTCATGTACTGCACCTCGATATGGCCATATTTCTTCTGGGTGTCCAGCTTGAACATTACACCTGCTATGAGGTAGATCTCGCGGTTGAACATCTTGGTCATGAACTCCCGTTTCTGATCGTCCGCCCGTTTGATTGCGTTCCGGCCGTCTGACAGGATCCAATACAGGTATACCCACTCTGCAAATGATTCCAGTTCTCTTACTGTTTCACCACAGAGCAGGTACCTTTCCTTCCATGGATCCTTTTCGATATACATATCGGATATTTTTGTCACATTGTCGTACACCCTGTTGAGCCGTTCCTTCATCGGCTTTCCAAGTATTTCCATATACCTCTTCGGCATGTGATTTATCAAATTCATCATATACTCGTAGATGCCAATATAATTCCGCTCGTATTCAATTTTAGATGTCCGACGTTTGTTTTTTAATACCGACATTCATCCCTCCGCCAGGTAAGCAGCCTATCGCGAGGCGGTGCCTCGCTGACGGCTGCATGGGAATCAGATTATTGCGAAGCCGAGCGCCAGCGCGTAATAGGTGGTGCTGCCGTAGCTGCTACCATAGTTACCGCTGTAGTGCACATAATTGAAGGAAGACGCGCCCGCCGCCGAAGGCGACCTAAGCCAGTAGTACATGGCTCTCACCCAGACCCCGCCGTCGCTAGCCTGTATATTATCACCCGCTGACACCTTTCTGCAACCTATTGTTGTATGTTTCGATGCTTTTTCCTCTGGGACGTAGTAGAAGCCATAACTGTTGTTGCTCGTATTGATCCATACATCGCCCTCTTTAACAGTGACCCCGGTTAGCTGCGTCGGGTCAGACGCTTCCGTAAAGAACTGTGCGTCGTCCTCTACGATCAGGTCTGTGAACTTGATCCTTGACTGTGACGTCGTATACCAGCTGATCGCATCGCCTTCATTGACGTATGGTACTGCAGTCGACCCTCCCATCTCGCGCGTAGCCGGAAGGAATACCTTGTCCTCGGACATGACGATGACGCTGCTCATATTCCCTGCAGATGCCGGTACCTTGACCGTCGGTATCATGGACTGCCAGCCGTAATCGAACGCATTCGCCACACGGGTCCGCATGAACTCCCTCATCTCCGACTCATCCCATCCGCCGACGTTCGTGTTGGTGCTGTTCATTCGCCTGAGCCTCGGGAGCGCGTTGTTCGAGACATAGAAACCGTTTGCCTTCAGCGCAGTGGATCCCGCTAGCCTGTACCTGTCGGCGCCTGCGAACTCCATTCGCAGTTTGTCATGCGTCCAGCACCCAAGCTTCGCTGCGACATCAGCCCCAAGGTCGGCGTGCCATATCTTGGCCCAGTGAATCCATCCAGTCGCGTAGTAATCATGGCCATCGTCGAAGCGTATAGCACCAAACGTCAGCTTTCCGTTGAACTGTGTGGACCGCGTCCTGACGAGCTCTGAGGACGTCAGGGTAAGGTCGTAAATGTGCGCACTGCCTATGTCCGCCGTATATATGAACAGATGGTCTGAGCCTTTTTTATGGCGCATGACGAGGATGCTTCTCTCATCGTCCACGCCTACCTTTACCTCGCGGTCGCCCCACTGGACGTAAGGATGCACGGCCCGCTTCAAACGCACGCCTTCAGCACCGGTCTCGGAGAAGCAGGACAGAAGTGTAGCTCCTGTCTCATTGGTATCAAGGAACTCATACTCTACCGCAAGGGTGAAGTCATCCGCTTCTGCGTCAAAGAGCTTTATGTTCGTGTCATAGTACTGAGAACCGTCGAAGAATCTGTTCTCGAGAAGGACCTCTGACTCAACGTTGGAGAAACTGAAATCCCAACCAAGCGTCATATCGAAATGGTCCTTGTCCTCGAAGTACGTCGTTCCCAATCCTGCCTTGTGCACCGCGAAGATCTCTGCACGCGTCATATCGGACATGTCTTTGCTCTGCGAAGGCAGCTCCGCCCTCTCCCAGACAGCATAGACATCTATGTCGCCGGTGATGAATCCGGTGGACTTGTCCCAGCCGGCAAAGAGGTTATACACGTAAGAACCTTCTTCAGAAGAGTTCTCGGGCCATGCCCCGCCGTAGACCGCTTCCTGGCCATACTGCTTTGTCTGTGTTTCGAGCAGCAGTCCCGCACGTGCGTACCACCTGACGGTATAGCTCCGGATCGCGGTCGTGTACTGTGCCGTGATCGTCTTGGCCGCAAGGACGTCGCTCTCGATATCATCCCAACCGGCATACGTATACGTGTACTGGGCGTCAGCCGCCCTTGTCGGTGTCTGGATGGTCCCCAGGGTGACAGGGTCGACAGCCGTCGATCCGCGGTCGACGTACTGTGTGCACAGCACTGTCCCGTCGTAGTTCACGAACGTGACCGCGTACTGCGTGACCAGCTTTTCGCTGTCGTAGGTCACATTGAGGTCCGGCCATGCCGCCTCATAGTTCTCGAGCTCCTTATTTCGGATCGCTCCGGAGACATATACATCGCCGGCGAGGAGAGACGTGTTCATGGCGAGGATGCTGTTCAGCACCGTCGTGTCCGCCAGCTCCCAGTCAACGCCGAGCACCCTGACGATCTGCAGCGTGCTGATCGCTGTCTCGATAATGTCGAGCGCGTCGATCTCCGAATACTCGCATACGAGCGCCTCAAGGTTCGCGTAGGAAGCAAGGACAAGGTCGGACAGGTACAGGATGTTCCTGAATGTAAGGCTGTTGATCGTTGCCGGCAGGTGTGCCTTCTCGATCTTTCCGTTCGTGGCGAAGAGTACCGACGTGAGCGCCGTCCCTTCCGCGTACAGGTTGACAAGGTTCTCGCATGACGACAGGTTTACGGAGCCCGTAAGGTTAGGGCAGTTCCGGATGTCCAGCGTTTCGAGCAGTGCGTTGTTGCCCATGTTCAGCGTCGTGAGGAAGCTGTTGGAATAGCCAGGTGTCGTATTGCCGATGATGAGAGTGCGCAGCTTCGATGCCTTGGAGAAGTCGTTGTCATGGATGTAGCATGCAGACAGGTCGTTGATCTCCTGAATCCTGCTCGCGCAGTAGATAAGGATTGCCGTGTCGTCCATCTCGGTGAGCGCTGTCGTGATCTCGTATTCCTGGCCGGCTTTCGCCCTGATCTGCTGTGGTGCCGGTGAGTTGCCGTAGAGGACCGTAAGGTACATGTCTGAGTAAGGTACGAGCCTCAGCGTGTAATCAGGCGATACGACAGCCGCGGACGGCGTATTGCAGCGGAACATGATCTGGTCCGCCCTGACCGTCGTCCCTACGTACTTCGTGCCGATATAGGCTTCCTGATCCCTCTCGAACTGCCGTCTCTGGTAACGCTTGCGGCCGTTCATCATTTCGTTGAGGAAACGGACGGTGCCTGCCTGGTATGTCCTCAGGTACTTGCGCTCGATGTCGAGCCTCCACAGCTCTTCCGGGAACTGGTTCTGCCATGCGTCCCACTGGTTGATCAGTGATTCCGCTGACCAGCATCCCGCGCTCTCGCGGTCGAGGTACATCGCCTGCAGCTGGCTCCGCATCAGGTTCCGGATCCGCATCCAGAACACGGACTGTGCCGCATTGAAGATATATCCGGAGGAAGGATCTCCGTCGGTCTTGAAGTCAATGTCTTCCTTGCCGTAGGTCATGGTCAGCTCGCCGGAGTTGTTGATTCCGAGCGCCGTGTCATTGTCGTAGTCCCACAGGTCGAACCGGTAGCCGTTGTTGATCGCTGCCGCCGCGTTGCTGATCGTGTAATACTGGGCATCATCGCCCATCTCCGCCGCCTCAGCCTCGGTGATATAGGTCTTGCCCCAGTGCCAGAACGAGTTCTTCGCTCGGTTGTCGATCATCGTGTAGCGTTCCGTGAAGAGGTACCAGTAGAGCGGTGATTCTGTGATGAACCAGTCCCCGAAATGCGCCACGAAATCGCTGTCCGAGCTCGTGATGACGAATTCATACATGTCACGCCATACCTGCTTCGACAGCTCCTGCTGTGCTTCCAGTTCGGCATCTGATATCGTCTCTCCGTCCTTGGTCCCCATGTCATAGCGGAACTCGAACGAATCGTCCCATGCCTCATACAGCGAGATGCGCTTCAGGTTGTTAGCGTTCTGCCACTGCGCCGACGTGATCGGGTAGACCATGCTCACGCCCTCATCCGGGTCGTAGGTAATATCGTCGTTCGCGTCAAGGTAGACGCCAGTCTGGAACCAGCTGTTCGGGAGCGTGTTGTCGGATACCTCGACGACGAACTCGGCAAGGTCTGTCGGGTCGTTCACGCGGGTACTGTCAGTTTTCTTGCTGTCACCGATATTCCCGATGCCGTAGAAGTGCCATGCAGTGTCACCGAACTCCCTGTGCGTCGAAACGTCCGGGTCGTTCTCCCTGATGAAGATGACACAGTTCTGGAATTCCATGGAATTCTTGATCCTGCCGTCACGCTTCTGGCCTGGTGTCTTGTACGGCAGGTAGTCATTGTACCGCTTCTGCAGGAGTGCGTTGTTGGCGTTCTCCGATGACGCAATATTGACCTTGATGTTGAACCAGTCGTTCGGTACGGACTGCCTTGTCAGGCTGGCCTTGCCCTTGCCGTCGGAATACCTTGTGCCGTCCCCGAGGATAAGCTCGGAGATATAGGCCGGGTCGAGCGGTATCTTGCTCACCACCTGGTGCTCGCCGTCAAATCCGAAGATAATGTCGATGTTGCGCCCTGCGAAGCCGTACTCGTTCGAGGTCGTGCCCTGTCCTGCGTGGTAGCCATTGTTCCACTGCCAGTTATCATACGCAGAATCGCCGTTCTTGTAAATGCACCTTACGTTCGTATTCTTGACATAATCCTTCTTGTCGTTCGTAAAATGCGGGCAGTCGATCATGATGACGCGGAGGTCCGGGCATGCATTCGCGACGCTCTCGGGCGTCAGCGCGTTGTTCTCGTTGTAGATCTGGTTCCGCTCGTAGCGGTCGATCATGGTGCTGGAATCCCTCGCGTCAGCGATAAAGTTCCTGAGGATGTCTGAATCCGTGAGTGCGCTCGAATACGCCTTCATGCGGTAGATCCATACGTCGCAGTCATCAGAGCCGATCGTGATGGGAACGGCGTTGTACTGGTAGATACGGTGCGAAGCGTCATACAGGAGCGGCCTTGCGCCTACGCCGTCCTCGTAGGACATGATATAGCTCGTAGCGTCAGCTGCTTCCATGTCAAGCGTGTTGATGTTGTACTCGAACTCGATGATGTCTTCCTCGCTGTACGGCGTGTACAGCTCCCCTGTCGATGTCTCGATGTAGGCTGCATGCGCCTTCATCTCAAGGCCGACCTTTACGTTATCGTTCGCCGGCATGCAGGAAAGGAACGTCGTCGTGTTGTCCCGGACGTTCGACGTCTTGAAGATGACCTTGAACTCCGCGCCTGCCTGCACCGGATCCGTGCCGAAGAGATTATAGCTGATGTATGCCCGGCTTCCGGCCTTGACGCAGAAGTACTGGTTTCCTTCGGCATCGAGCTTATAACCGCCATTGTTCCAGTCGAAGTTCGGTGATACCGTCATGGCGACCTCTGAGTGGTTCGTGTCGTGCCAGAGCCGGCTCTCCGAAGAATTGGAATGACCCGTCGGGTTGAAGTCGAACTCGAGGTTCGCCGTTACCGGTGAAACATCGTAGCCGAGCTCGTCCACATCCACCCTGATCTCTACCGATGTAGTTCCGCATGCGATCGTCAGAACATGCACAGCGACGTCATCCGACTTGAATGCCCATACATTGCTCGGCTCTGTGAGCCTCAGCGTGCTCTGTACCTGGCCGTCAACTGAGAGAGTGACGGTCGGCGTTGACGTGTTCGGGTCATAAACGACGTAGGGGATCCGTGTCGTGTCGTACTGCCTTGCTTCTACCTCGCCGTAATGGTCGTAGCGGTAAGCGCAGCCGATGACAGGCGCGGACGATTCCTCATTGTACCAGATGATATCCTTGAAGATATGCGCCGTCTCGATCGGCGTATTGCTGACCGTGGCAGTTACCCAGCACTCCAGGAGGTGCGCCCCGTGCGTCTGCGGTGCGATCGTATAGGACTGCAGCGTTCCGGATGCGGTCGTGGTGACGCTCTCAAGCGTCACTCCGTCCAGTTTGAAGTGTACAGTCTTTGCGATTGCCCCATACGGCGTATAGGTGAAATTGACGCTCCTGCCGAGCGCGTTCGTGTAACGGTCGGAGAAAGAGGATTCAAGACGGACGTCAACGATCTGCACCGTCCATGACTTAACGACAGTGGAACCGCCCTCATCCGTGACGGTGAGGATCAGCTTCTGCGTTCCTACGGAGCAGTACTCCGTCAGGTCGAACGTATTCGTCCCCTGCACCAGCGTCCCAGACATGATCGTTGTGTTGCCGAGCTTCCATGTGTATGTGCCGTCGACAAGCTCGCCGTCCCCGTCAGTAGAGGAATACGTGATTCCGATGACGATGTTATCCGTCGGGGTAACGACGACAGGCGAGGCCGTGATCCTCTCTACGACAAGGTTCGTCGTGCTGGACGGTCCGGTGCCGCCTCCGGAGGGAAGCGTGAACTGGCTCTTGACGGTCTCGACATCTCCGTCCACCTCGTACAGCGTGAACACATAAGCGTTGTTATCGTTCTGCGAGAGCGCCGCGTAATAGGTGTAGCCTTCCGTATCAAGGTTCGCAAGGTCCTGCGCGATACGGTCGACAGCCCTCGACAGCTGAGAGAGGTTGTTGTTCGTCGTGGTCTGGCTTCCTTCGACCGTGCTGAACCTTGCACTGACCGCCTGGAGCAGCTGGTCTACTTCCGCTTTCGAATAGCTGTCAGAACCGACCATCTCCCATGCGCTGTCGATCCACCTGTAGTGCACGTAGATGCCTGCGCTGTTCTGGCAGTAATAGTCGGTATATTCATTCCCTGTCTCGGGAAGCTCGTCGACGATCTCCGCAAGTGATCCGGCGACCATCTGCCATTCGTTGTCGATGTACTTGTAGTAGAGGCATCCTGAAGCTGTTTTCAGGATGTAATCCGTATCCTCGTCACCGACCACGGGGAGCGTCTCCACGACGAGCGTTGTCGCTGAGCCGAATACGTCCCATGTCGGGTTGTCGTTCTCATCCGTGATCCACCAGTACTTGTCGTACCCGCCGTTGTCCTTGGGTACAAGGTAGAATACCATCGGCTCTCCGGCAATAGGAAGCTCGTCTACGATGCTGATTTTGAACGCCTTGTATTCGACAAGCCTTGCGCGGGTATATGCCTTGGCTATCGTCAGGATGCCATTCAGCGTCTGCCTGAGTGTCGCGTAGGTCACACTATCATCACCATCATCAATGACGTATGCATTGTTGATCTCGTTTCTCATTGGCGTAACGTATTCATCCTTAAGGGAATCGATCCTGCCCTTCGCGTACTGGAATATGTCAGTCTGGAGACCCATCGTGTCATACGTTGCGAGCCAGTTGTTCACTGCAGCTGTCAGTGCTGCACCGGTGGCCAGTGGAGTCGTGCTGTACGAGATATCCGATTCTCCGATCGTGAATAATTCGAGCGTGGTACCTGTAAGGTTGGCGAACGATACTGTACCGCTCGTATGGTAAATAAGGTGATAGAACTTGTTGTTGGCTTTTATGTAGATGGAAATTCCTGCCGTAAGGGCATCAGTAATGTCGGTATAAGAACTTCCCGATGCATAATCGAATCCGTCATCGGCGTTCCCCGTGAGCTCACAGATACGGGATCCACTGTAACGTGCGATCAGTTCATTGATCTCTGTCTTCGTGTAAGAGCTTTCGATGTGGCTGTAAAGCAGGTCGAGCATGTACTGCGGGTACATTCTCGGGTCAAGATATTCCCAGCTATCCGTCGTATAAGGAACGAGCATGGGATATACAGTGATCGGGGCGGACCCGATAGTCATGCCGTTCTCCACTTTTATGAACAGCGAATATGTCTCAGGCTCGTCGGTCACAGTAATAATGGAACTCCAGTTAGTAGTCGGGTCAGCGATGTGCGCTGTCCCTCCCACCGTCGCGCCCAGCGCATAACGGTTGCTGAACGGATCGCTGTAGACTCCGAGCTTGTACACACCGGGCCTGAGGATAAAACCCTGTTCCGAATCGCACAGGTGGTAATATGCGTCACCGCCTCTAGCGGTCCCTGAAACAGTCACGCTTCCGTCAATATTGCGCTTGAACGTGACCCCGTTCTCCGTGTAAGTGTCACCATCATAGGCCTCGACCGGCGCAAGGTTCCTGTAGAGCTTCTGCTGCCTTATTGTTTTGTCCTTGATGTGCTCATTAGTGATCGAGCCTTCCTGCACCGTTGTCGTCGCTTCCGGGTGTGCAGAGAGCCATGCTGCCACCTGTGCATCGGTCGCCGTCCCGGACGGTCCCCGCGCGCCGTTCGGGACAAAGAAGGTCTGCACAATGTCGCCTACCGTGATGGTGACATTATGGCCTCCCTCCCCCTCGGCAACACTGATGGCCGGTACCATGCCTGCCGTCGCGTCCAGATAGCACTGGTTGATTGCGTCATGGATCGCATCCCGCACGTCCTCTCCGTATTCCGCATCCAGCAGAACCTGGAGATAATTTGATATTTCAGACATTGCTAACTCCTTTCGTATTCTCCGATTCCAAATGTCCAGTTTCGAAAGCCTTAATCAATTCCTGTTTTTCCTTTGCGGAACTGAGCTCAAGGTCATGTAATTTCTTGCTATAGGATTCCTCTAGGGCCTTAAGCATTCCTTCGGCGTCATTCGCCAGTTCGTCATATGCCTTCCGCTGTTCTTCTGCCAAAATGGCCCGGAGAATGTCCACCCTGCTGAAATACGGAAGTGAGTATTTGCTGAATACAGCCTCAACGACTGCCGCAAGTTCCTTCTCTGCGTACGCTTTTCTCAAACAAAACGTGGTATGGAGAGAATCATCCATTTTAACTACCTCCGCCCTGGGCCGGTGCATTGTTCCATCCATTCGCATCAATATATCCGCACAATACCCCGCCAATATAGAACTTGACCGAGCGCGCGGTACCTGCCTCGAATACGAGATTATTGTTGCTGCTCATCACCGCGTCATACGACGTTGTGATGCCTCCATCGTCAGATACTGCCTTGCTGAGCTCCAGTTTTCCAATCTGGTCCGTGTTGTGATATCCGGTCAGCACGGCATCATTTATGACTGTCTTCATGGTGCCGTATGTCGACGTAATGGCTGCATCCGTTACCGTTCCACCGGAAATACCAGCTCCGGAGATCTCAGCACCGGAGCACGTGATCTTCCCGTCCGAACCCATGCGGGAATATGTATTGCTCCACATAAGGGCGGTCTCCATAAGCCGGACGTTTGATGACTGGTTCCCTATTATCTCTACGACCTCTGTCGCTGTCGTCTTCTCCTGAACTTCTGAATAGATCTTGGTCTCAGTACTCTGTATCGTCTGTATTTCAGTGTTCAGGGCTTTCTGCGTCTTTTTATTGGATGATGTGTAGCTCATGATTGCCGACTGATCGCCAATCGTGACCGTGTTCTTACCGAGGTCTGTGATATACACCTTTATCTTGGAAAGTGGCAGCCAGACGTCCATTCCGTGAGGCTTTGATACGCACCTGATACGCTTGCCAATGCCGAATTTTTCTGTATCATTATCGACCATCCCCAGGTCTACCGCTTTCATTTCAAGGACCAGCTGCGCGTACTGCGATGACCGCAGGTATTTCCTGCCGAATGCCAGAAGGTTGGCCGGCTTCGTGATATCATCATCTATCACAGTCTTGAAGATGCTTCCGAAATTGGCGACAGCCTCTTCGCTTTCAATCCAATCGCAGTTGTCATTGACGCTCTCGATGGTAAGGCGCTGTTCCTGCAAGTTCGGGTTCTGCTGTGAATCCGGGAGCTTATAGCCGAGCGGTATGACACAGGTCGCAATATCCGCCGCCGTGATAGTCCTTGAAAAGTCGAGCATGTTCTTCCCGAACTGTATCTTTTGACTGCAGTTGGTATAGAAATCCTCATCGGTGAGATAGTCGAGATATCGGTACCTGGCACCGCTCTGTGCTGTATCCCATCGGATAACGAGGTGCCCGCCCAACCTGTCGAGCAGCTTGTCCTGAATGCATTCCCTTGTGGTCTCGTAATTCGAATACCGGTAAATGGAATCGTTGCTGTCAACGACCGTCACACGTCCCAGATAGAAACGCTTCTGCGGTTCTACATATGCGTTATGGTGCGCAAGGAGCTGCCCGAGGTAGTTCTCGACAGTAACATTATGGTATACCGCAGGCCTCTGGATCGTGTCGCACAGATAGGCGAGCTGTCCTTCAACGAAAACATGCTTTGTGCCATTCATGTCCTCATCGTCGTACAGCACGCGTCCACGGAAAACTTCATCCCCGTCATCATAAAAGACGATCTCTGTCGTCATCTTCTGGACATATTCGTAATACGGGTGGTTCTTGTAGACATCAAACTCAGCCTGCCCGTTGATATTGTCCCCGTTCTCGAAGTACGGAGCACCTACGCGGATGTTCTTGAGCCGCGGGTCGTGCAGCAGATATCGATCCTCACCACGTAACGCATAAATCTTGTACATTACAGCGAGCCTCCCTTCGCCACGATATCCACAGTTCCGGTCCCGCGGAACCGCAGGGTATTGAGACCGTTTTCAAGAACGATTTCTTCGAGCAGGTGATATCCTGCTGATAGGGCATAGGTCGTATTGTCGTAATTCAGTTCGAGCGCATCGCTGCAGTTGAATGAAACACCCCAGTTCTGCTCATAGCCACGGATGCTGACTTCCTGCCATTCCTCCGGGCTGTCGATCGTGTATGTGCGTTTCTTGTGAATAACCCCTGTCCGGAAACTGAACGGATCCCAAAGCCAGTCGCCGTTATCGGAAGATACTGCGGTCTTGAACGGCCCACATTTACACTCGAGAACGATCTCCGAAAGCACCTCGTTACTTTTCGATGTATCGATATGGCACCTGCCGAGATAATAGTATTCAGGGTCGCAATCAAGTATGACCCTTCTTTTATGGCCATGCAGCTTGTTCGCGATGTCGCTGATGAGGTAGGTCCAATGCCTGTAATCATTACTCCTGGCGTCAAAAACAAACTTAAGCGTGCGGTCCTTGTACCGCACGCTCCCATTCACGGCTTCTGTCAGATCGAGAAGACCGTCACTTCCCTCAACATCTATCGTTACAATCCTTCCATCAGGAAACTTGATCTCAACACTCTTGAGACGCAGTTTCCATGTTTTATACGAATGATACTCTCCGAATTTCACACCCGTGGTGTTCATGATCAGCCCCCTCTCTTTTTGTGCTGTTCTATCCTCGCGAGATTCCTGTCGACGATAGGTGTCGTGGAATTTCCGACCTCTTTGCCGTCAAGCTCGACGTGTGTATGGATCTCGCCGTTGACTGTTACAGGTGTTTCTCTCTGTTCAAAGGCAGCTCCGTTATCCCTCTGAGCCTTGTACGATTCTGATGTGCCGGCGCTGAACTTGAACTTCCTGGTCTCGCCATTGACGGCTGCGAACATCTCGTCCGCATACCTGTTCAGTTCTCTCTGAGTATCAGCACGAAGCGCTGGCATGCCTTTATGGATACCAACGGAAATACCTTCCGGGATCGAGATACCGACCGTATCACGGAACACCTTGGAAGGCGAGTTGATGCCGAGGGCGCTCTTAGCGGCTGACAGCGCGTTAGACGCGAGGCTGGAAAGTGTCGAATACAGGGCACCTGCCGCCCCAGAAACACCGCTGACGATGCCGCTGACGATGTTGGAACCGATGGACGCCATCCGTCCGGGGAGTGAAGCAACGCCGTTCACGACTGCGCTGACGAGCTGGCTCGCTGCGGAACGTCCTGCGGCCGCCATCTGTCCGCCCCAGCTCGCCACCCTGCTGATGACGTTGCTGAGGAATGTCGCGATCCTGCCGGGGAGCTGGCTGAAGAACGAGCAGATGCCGTTGATCGTGTTAGATGCCGCGCTCCTCGCGGAACTGAGCATCTGTGACCCCCATGAGATGAGCCTCTGCAATGCCTGCGAGAGCAGTGCAGCCAGCCTTCCCGGAAGCTGTGCGAAGAAATTGCAGATAGACGTAAGCACGTTCGTCGCGATTGCCGTTGCGTTGGCCAGCATGTTCGCTCCCCACGTGACCAGTCGGCTCCATGTCTGTACAAGGAAGTTCCAAATTCTGCCGGGGAGCTGTGCGAAGAAATTACAGATCGCCGTAATCACGTTTGTTGCGATCGTCGTGGCGTTCGTCAGCATGTTCGCTCCCCACGTGACCAGTCGGCTCCATGTCTGTACAAGGAAGCCCCAAATCCTGCCGGGGAGCTGGCTGAAGAACGAGCAGATTGCTTCAATGACCGGGGCAATGCCGGCAGAAGCCCATTCAAGGAGACCGGAAACCCACTCGCCAAGTGCCGTAATCACGCCGGAAAGGAATTCAGATATCTTTCCGGGGAGTTCTGAGAACCACTGTGCTACTGTATTGAACAGGCCTGTGATCGCCGGCCATGCTGTTCCCGTCCACCATGCCGGGAGCGTAGACGTGAAGAACTCCTTCACCGCATCCCAGTTGCAGATGACCGCTATGATCGCCGCGATCGCTGCGGCTATCGCGATGAGCGGACCAACGCCGATGGCTGCGACTACTGCACCGAACCCGGAAATAACTGCGGATCCGAATGCGGATATGCCTGCCATCGCGCTCGATGCAAGACCGGATAAGGATGTACCTATACCTGACAAGCTGGTCATCAGTCCCGGCAGTGCCGTCCTTATCGCAGTAAATGTTGTTACGACATTCCCTTTAAGGGTCAGGAACGACGATACGAGCCCCGTTATGGTCGAGATGACCGACTTTGCCCCGTTGAACAGGAGTATCGCTGTAGCTATCTTGACGATTGCCTCGCCAATCTGGTGCGCCGTGGCCGGGTCTATGCTGGCCAGTGCGGATGATACCGCCTCGAATACCGTCTTAAGCGCGTCTACCGCGGGACCGAGGACTTCCTGTACCCCGTCGAATATTCCGGAGAAGAACGCGCCGAGCTGCGGCGATTCCTCGGATATTCCCTGTATGAGACCTTCAATGATCTGCTTTCCGATGTCGATCAGCTGAGGGAGTACCTGCATGAATCCTTCGGCAAGTGCGCTTATGATCTGTACAGCAGAACTCGCTATTGACGGTGCGTTCTCAGCCAGGGAAGTGCCGAGCTGTATGATCGCGTTCTGCGCTGCCGTTACGATCTGCGGAGTGTTGTCTGCCATCCCCCGAAGGAACTCAGCGAACAGCTCTACTCCACAGCTCCAGAGATCTCCGGAGAAGCTGATGATTCCCGTGACGAGCGTCGTGACCAGCTCGGATCCGGCTGATGCGACTTCCGCTTTATTAGCCAGCAGTGACGAAATGAACGACCGTGCGACCGAAAGTGCGACTTCGACGACCTGCGGTGCTGCCTGCGCCAGTGCTGTTACCATGCCGGCAAGGACCTCGCCGGATTTTCCGATAAGGGCATCCATACCGCCCTCGTTGTAGGCATCCTGGAGCGCATCGGCAAATTCACGCAGAGTCTGTACAGCGCCCTTCATCGGCGTCTGCAGGGATTCGTAGATCGACACGCCGAGGATGTCCAGCTGTGACTGGAGCATCGTGAGCTGGCCTTTGAGGTTGTCGTTCATGGTGTCGGCCATCTGCTGGGTAGTACCGTCGCAGTTGTCGATCGCGTTCGTCAGCTTTTCGAAATCCGCATCAGACGCATTGATAATGGCAAGCCAGCCGGACATTGCTTCCTTGCCGAAGATCGCGGATGCTGCGGCGGCCTGTTCCGTCGTGCTGAGGGATCCCATCCTCTCTCGAAGGGACTTCATTGTGTCCCGGAGATTGACGGAGCCGTCCGCATTCTTTACAAGGGCAATGTTGTACTTGTCCATGTATGTCTGCATCTGCTTGGTCGGCTTGACAAGGTTGGAAAGTCCGGTACGGAGTGCCGTGCCACCCTGTGATGCCTTGATGCCGGCGTTCGCCATCAATCCAAGTGCGATGGATGTGTCTTCAGCTGTGATGCCAAGGGCACCGGCGACAGGCGCGGCGTACTTGAAGGACTCGCCCAACATACCGACGTTCGTGTTGGCGTTCGACGATGCCGCAGCAAGTATGTCCGCGAAATGCGTCGCGTATGAGACCTCATTACCGTATTCATCTATGATGCCAGTCGAATCGCTCGCGGTATGCCCGAGGGCTGTGATTGCATCTGTCAGGATGTCTGACGTCGACGCAAGGTCCTGTCCGGATGCGGCGGCAAGGTTGACGACGCTGCTCAGGGCTGCGGTCATGTCCTCCGTCTTCCATCCGGCCATAGCCATGTATGAAAGGGCATCAGCTGTCTCAGCAGCGGTGAACTTGCTCTGGCTCGCTACTTCCTTGGCTTTCTTTACCAGGATGTCGTAATCACTGCCGGCCTCTTTCGAGGTAAGACCCGCGATAGCGGCCACATTTGACATAGAGGATTCGAAATCACTTCCTGCCTTTATGGCGAATGTACCGATCGCACCGATACCGGCAGCCACAATGCCGAGCGCCGAAGTCGTAGCCTGCAGTCCGGTCTTGGCGATACTGCTGATACTGCTGATACCCTTCTGAAATCCGCTGCTGTCGATCTTAGTATCGAACTTCAGCGTTCCATCATAAGACAATCTGTTTCACCTCTTTTCATGCGGCAAACGACTATCGGCTCATGATGGCACTACTTAATCTGTTTTCCTTTTTTTATCCTGATCTCAAAGACCTTCTTACATCCACGGCCTTTGCATGTTACGTATATTCCTTGTGACTCAGATCCGTCCTCGTAGAATACGGGCATCCGGTACCCGCAGGAAGGACACCTGACCTGCGTCTTTTTCTTCTTTTCCTCCATAGCCATATCAGACATATTAGAGCAGCCCAGAAACGTTGCCGTCCCCCATGAGGGCTTCCAGGATAGCGTCCTGCCTCTCCTGCTCTCCTTCCGGGAGCGGGAGGGCATACGTTTCCTTCATCCTTCGGTAGAAAGCCTTCTGCTGTTTTGACATGTCGGAGTTGATCTCGATGCTCCTGTACCCGACGATCTGCATGAACTTCGTGTCCTCGGACAATGACCGGAACAGTGCTTTGAACTTCCACCAGTGCATGTCCTCGACAGTGAGGTCGATACCGTACTGCTGCAAAAACGCAGCGTAGATATACGGAGCGTCATGCTCGAACGAATACACTGGGTCGACCGGATCCTCTTCGACCTCAACGAGCTTTCCTGTCTTCTCATCGAAGCGCTTCTGCTTTTTCTGCTTTTTCTGCTTTCTCTCCTCACCGCATCGGTAGAACCACAGCAGTTTCCCGATAGCCTCGTCAGGGTCTTCCGTTATCTCTCCGTAATACAGGTAAAGGGCGTTCATCGCTTTATCCTCATTGGACAAGCTGCTGTCGCCCATCATGATCTCGAAGAGCATCGATGTCCGGAAATCATAATTGATCCGGTGTTCCGCTCCGCCGATCTCCACAGTCTCCGGGATACGATCAAGCAGGATGTTTAATTCCATTTATGGTTGCTGCGGTTATTGTACTTCTGTTTGCGCCTCTGCTCACGGTTGCCTTCAAGCCGGTTTGGGCTGTACCTTCCCATGAGTTCCTTTGTCTCATTGGTGACCTGCTCCGTCATCTGCGCTGCCAGGCCGAACGCCTCGATCCTGTCCCGGAGATTCGCGCTGCCGCCGAACAGGCTGTCAGCCGTTCCCTCCCCGAAGACCGTATCGAAGAATCCGTCGACATAGCCGATCTGGATGCGCATCTGCTCGGAATTCGTCTTTCCGTCGTACTGCGACTTATCCGCCACCTTCTCGCCCGTCTCCCGCAGGGCGGTCTCGAACTTTTCCATATTATCCGCATCAAGAAGGTCAAGCTCTAATGTGACCCCTCTGAATTCCATTTCTGACATTTAAACATCCTCCTTATCGTATGATGATCAACTCGATTCTTATTTACTGCGCGGTGCTCAGGCAGCCATTATGACGCAGGTGTGAAGGTCTTCGTGCTCGTATTGAATGTGCCGTCCACCGGATCGCCAAGGGCGTTGAGCGTGCCTGACAGCTCCTGCTTGCTCTCTCCGGAGACACTGTCTACCGCAGCCGCAACGTTGAACTTCCTTGCCTTGAAAGAATTCTCTACGGCGGTAGCGTTCGAGCCCGTACCGGTCATTTCCGGGTCCCAGAGCTCGACCCTGACGTACTCGAACTCGGCATCCTCGCCGGTCAGGTGGTCGCGTCCTACCTTGTAGAGCGCCATGATCGCCTCTTCCGACTTGATCATGTGGGAAGTGAATGCGAAGTTGGACGTGTAGGAAACGACATCGGTCGACGCTACCTTGTCATTGACGTACTTTGTTTCCTCTGTCTGGGCGCCGAACGTCTCGTCGAGAGTCGTGAAGCCGTAGCCCATCAGAACGTAACTCGGTGTTTCTGTTGTGCCGACGTTCAGGTAGTCGGCGAACTCATGCCTGAGAACCGCATGTCCTTTTGACATTGTTAAGCCTCCTTTGTGTAAATCAATCGCATCGGCATCTGGTACCGTGCGTTCTTTCCGGTAATGTCATAGATATATCCCGGTGACAATACCTCTATGGAATCTGCATACATGCCTTCCGGGAGCTCCGGGAGTATTCCTGCCCTGCTCTGGGCTTCGACCCAGTCGCACAGATCTTCGTAGAACCCGCTCGCGCTCATCGTCTGGAGCCTGTCCATCGAGTAATACTCTCTGGATCCGAACGAGAACTGATACTGCCGTTCCGTGTCCCCGTTCACGTAAGTCCTGAGGATCGGCGTGAACATCCCCGTCTCGATGACGTATTCAATCGGCTTCGACCCGAGGGCATCTACCCGGAAAACTCCGTCCTTAAGGAGCGGGCATTTAAGGAAATACTCTGTTATGGCATTGATGATATGGTCAGCCATTAACCACCTCCTGCAATTCTTTTCGCGCCTTCGAGGATGTCCTGCTTGTGTTTCGCCTTCATACGCTCGAACCACTTGCCGCCCCTGTTGGCGTCGTACGGTCTCGTCTCCCCGAACTTGTAATACTGCGGGGCGGCGTAGACGATGGTGTACCGCACCATGCCACTGCCGAGGACCGTGCCGAGCTTTCCGGATGCGATCAGCATGCCGGTCACCTTCGGCGTCATCGGGTCGCAGTAGCGCAGCACTTCGGAATCGACGAACATCTGCGCCTGGTTGAACCTGCCGCCGAACAGGGAAGCGGTATCGCCGGCCCACTGGAACGTTCCCGTGATGCCTCTGGCCATGACGGAGACTGGCCCCGGCGTGCTGAAGCTTACGCCAGCCATTAGAAGCCTCCTATCCGCCAGTGCTTTGTGAACTTCGTTCCGCGGATCGTGTTGTCCGCGTAGGTGTTCACCGTGAACAGCTTGGTCTTCAGCGACAGGATCTCGTCCTCGGTGATGCCGTCCCCGCCATCATCGACGTTCACGATCCCATGCGCAACGATGCAGGATGTCTGGATTGACCAGTATCCTGCACGCTGCTGTGCGGTCAGTTCGTCGTAGAGTGCCGCATCGATGTACTCCTTGTCATCGGAGACACTTGCGGATATCGGGATCCGCACGATGTACTTCTCCCTGTCCGGGAGCGACAGCGAAGTGGGCTGTGAACTGTCGTGCGCATCGTACCACGAGACTCCGTAGATATGCGTCGGGATGAATACGTCCCTCCGGTCATCGCCAAGCACCTTGTTGAATATGGTGATATCTGCGTTCGTGATCATGGCCGTTTACCCGAATCCCACTTTCTGGACACGCCGCGGAAGAGAAGCCCGGAATGCCCTAAATAGGATTCCATAGCCTCCCTTATGTCCCTGTCCTGTGATTTTGCGTCCGCAGTCCTGTCCGTCGAGGCGAACGATATGCTGTATCCGTCGTTGCTCTCGGACTTGACCGCCCCGCCGCTCGTGGCTTCGGATATCGCCTTCTGCTGTGCGTCGTACTCGTACATGGTCTCGGCTACAGCGCAGCACGCATCGAACACGGAATCCGGATAGCAGGACCGTTCCCACCGCTCCAGCCGCCCGAAGGTGAAGGCATCCATTTTCAGGCTTGCCTTCCTGGCGAAAGCGATGAACTCACCCTCGGGTATTTTGTTCCCGAAATACTCCGAGGTGTAATATGTGTAATCAACATACGGCCTGTCCATTCAGCCTCCTTTCACTGCTGGCAGTCCAGGTGTCAGCCCTTCTTGCCGGCCTTCCTGGCAGCCGCCTCGGAAGCAGCCTGTTCTGCGGTGTGCTGCATGATCTGTTCTTTGAGTTTCGCGTTCTCCTCGGCGAGGGATGCGTTCCTTGCATTGTCGATGGCGATCTGGTTCCTCAGGTCAGCCACGACTCCTTCCAGCTCAGAGATCTTGTTCTGAAGATCTTCCTTTCCTGCCGGAGCATTATATACGCGGTAACCGTTCGAGGCGACCTCGTAGATGGTGCACCCCATAGCGATGAAACGCGGAATATCATGTTCTTCAATGCGGTATTCCACATTTCTGATCCTTGCTATGTATTTCATTTGTTCACTCCTTTCGATGTAATCAGGGAGCGCTTATCGCGCCCCCCCCGCGAACCTTGCCGGTACAGCCGATCAGGATCTTGTGAAGTAATCCTTATTCGCGACGACCGCCACATCCTCTGTCAGGATATAAGTGTTGCCGGACAGTACGTAGTAGCCGAGAGTCTTCGGGTTGCCGGTCGGGGAATCGACCTTCGTGTACGTACCCGTGTCTGGTGCGACGTTGAACGCAATGCCGCCCTCCTTCAGCGGGAGCAGGAATACATCCTCGAAGGACTCCTCGAAGTAGTAGTACTTGCCCTGGTGGTTCGCGCTCGGCTCGTCGAGACCCGCGAAGGTGTACTTGATCGGGGTGATGACTGCATCCGGATGTACGAGGAACATATTGATCTGGCGGGCAAGTAAGCCTACCTCCCAGCCGTCACTAAAGTTATAGGACGTCTTCATCATGTCGCTCGGGACATAGTCAACAATCTTGACCTGGTCAAGGTTGGCGACCTGTCTCTGGAGTGTCGCGTCGTTGCTCTGCAGCGCATAGGCTCTCTGGATATCCTGAGCCTCTCTCAGCAGCTTGCCGATGCTCGGGGTAGCATAGAGGATTCTGCCTGCTCTCGGGACGCGTGCGTTGTCAAGGGCGACCATCATGTCGTCGAAGATGCCGAGGATGTTGGCGCTCGTCGGAGTCGTTGTGTCGACCAGCTTGCCGGCCTTAACATAGTCGCTGAAAAGTTTGGATGCGAGGTACGCGTTCATCTCCGGGAACTTCTGCTCCTGGTTCATGACCTGCGTAGCGTTGGCGATCGTCGCCATGCCGTTCGTGCGGTTCACGTACTCCGGATGGAGCAGCGTGTCCCATGTGCGATGGCGGGTCAGCTGAAGGGTCTTGTAGGTAAGACCGAAGTTGCGTCCCTTCGTTGTGAGTGAATCCATGTTGCCGTCCTTACGACCATTGACATTGATGCTCGGGATCTTGATTGTATCAGGACCATCGAATGTGTAACGGCCGTTCGCCGGTGTTGCGAAAAGCTCTCCGAAGTAGAGGGCTGACGGGAATGCCTGGATCAGGACACTAAGATACTGCTCTGCATAATTGATGCCTGTGATAGCCATTTCTGCTTATCTCCTTTACTATTATTTGGATATCTCCGTTACTTTCTCACCGGGTTGACCTGTGAGAAATGGAACAGGTTGGAGAAGTCACCGCCTCCCCTGTTGTTCCCTGAACTATTTGATCCGCCCGTGAAGATGGGCGGCTTTTCTTTCGGCTCCGGTTCTTTCGGCTCTTCCTCTTTCGCGAATGCGTCCGGGTCGATCTCCGCTTTGTACTTCGCGACATAATCGTCGAAGCCAAGGACATTCTCACCATCGACCTTGAGACCTGCGCCGAGGATGTCCTGCGTGAACGCCCGCTTCGCTGACGCGGATGAGAACTTCAGTCCTCCGACCTTTGTCTTGATCGCGAATTCACACGCCTGCTTCGCGAGCTGGTCCTGGAAATCCTTCTGCTGCTGGTCGTACTTGTCAGCGGCGGTCTTTGCGTCAGTCTGCAGCTGTGCGACCTGGCTTGTAAGAGCCGCGATCTTCGACGCATCGCCCTCAGCCGCCTTGATCTGGTTCTGCAGTTCCTCGAGGTCAGTAGTGTTCTTTGCGATCGTGCCGTTCAGGGTCTCGATGGATGACTGGGCCTGTGCCAGTTCCTGCTGTTTGCGGTCAAACTTGTCCTGCGACACGTATCCGCCGTCCTTGAGGTTGACGAGGCTGATGCCTTTGTCCGCGCTGATCGCTGCTTCAAGTTCCTCGAAGGTCATTGCCTTCGGTGTCCCGTCCTCATTCGCCGGGAAGAGTTTCTTTAAGAAATCGTATGCCATAGTGTTCTCCTTTCATGGCTTATTGCTGATTTTGTTTAAACGACTGTTCACTCAGTCATCCGCTCAGGACGTACTTGTAAACGCCCCCATCCACCGGGGCATGAACATTCGGACCTTTTATAGCGTCATGCCCGGGACATATAAAAGAGTGCCGGCTGTGGACCGGCACCCCCTTCCGTGAAAATTTAGTTGTATAACTGTGAAACATGAATAAGTTGCAGCTGGAAGCAGCATATGAACAATCCCAATCCGGGTTATTGATTGTTTTCATTGTTATCGATTGTTTTCTAATGCACTTACCAGAATATTGCTGCCTTCTCACCCTCAGGCAAGGGAGATATATGGATCACCTCCTGGACGGGCTTCTGATGGTCAATTTGCTGCTCGGCAAATAAATATACCTCCTTTCCTTAAAATCTCGACTGTGGTCATTCCACGAGCTCATATGGTCATGCGCATCCCGCTTCCTTGTACGCTTTCTGAATCTTCGGATGCATCCGGGCAATCCAGTCCACAAGTTCTTCGTGTACTGCCCAGTGTTCTGCCGCATCCGAATCCCAGCCAAGCCCGGATTCGAACAGGAACGCATGGACGATCTCATGACGGAGCGAATGCTTGATGCACTTCTCAGCCTCTTTCCTGCTGGCGCATCCTATCACGTCTTCCCTTGTGTAGTCCCTTACCGCGATGAGCTTCTGGTACTCACGGCAGTAACCGTCGCATCCCTTGATATCTTCATCTTCATCTGATGTCCGGAGCCTGATCTTGTACCTGACTCCAAGCACGTTGACTTTTTTGCTTATGTGCATGTTAAGAAGAGCCTTTCATAAGTTTTCTTGTCGAACGGGAACAGGTGGCCGTTCGGATACTTCACGATGTAGTCCCCGACGCCGGCCGTAACATTCCCGCGCCCTGTCTGGATCGTGCATCCGCAGAGCTTCGATGCCCCGTCCACGATCCTGAAGTCGAGCTGTATCAGCCCCTGCCTCGCCCTGATGCAGAACCATGACGGTGCTGTGCGTTCTGCGTCCGCCGTAAGGATGAACGCCTCACATTCGAACGCAGCCCGGCAGGTCATTCCTCGCTCCCCGGTTCGGGCCTGCGGTCATTGTGGAGCTCAATTTCAATGACAGGGATGCCGTACGACCTGCAGACATCGTGCTCGATCCTGCATCCCCTGGCGTTGTACCAGCCTTCCGCAAAGATCGCGACATCCGCTTCTGAGATCTTCGAGATCGATTTGCCGAGATACCAGACGGCAGCCTTATCACCCGTGATCCCTTCCGGTGGCTCTTCCTCGAAGAAGGATTCAATAATTTCGAACGTTTCATCGAAATATGCCTCGGCGACCCTGCAGAGTCTGTCGAATGCCCGGTAGACCACCTCTTCGCTCCGCCCCTTCATCGGGCAGGATACGAAGAGCTTCCTTGACGTTGCCGTCCCGAAGTCTTCCGTTCCATCGATCGGCTGGCCGTACTGCTCCACCAGTTCGTCGTAGGAAAGGAACCCGAATTCCCCTTCATCGTTCCGGAACAGCCACTTCCCGAGCGGTACCGTTCTTATGCTCCCATCCTCTTTCCGTTGAAGCATGAGCTCGAGCGCGCCCGTCGTATCGTTGTACACGAACACAGGGTCATCCATGCAGAGCTGTGACGTAAGGCGTTCCCTTGTCTCCGGGCTGTCATCCTTTACCTCCACAGCGACAATCGTTTTATGAAATATCGACATTGTTCACCTCCTTGATCTGATCTGTGATGGGAACGGATATGTTCCCGGGTTATTTGCTGCTTACATGGATGCACTTGTTCTCCCACTTCTTGTAGGCATCCAGATACGCTTCGGACATGTCACCGTTGAACGTGACCTCGTAGTACATGCCGTCAGGGACGGTCGTGCTGAGCAGGGCTTTCTGGTTCTGCAGCGTCTTGCTGTACCAGACGACGAACACGTCATCCGTCGTGATGTGCCCGTTCTTATCGGTCTTGTCCGCCCTTCCATTGTAATACTCGACGATCTGCTCCTTGCAGAACTGGATATATTCTTTGCTTCCCATAGATTTCCTCCTTATCCGACTGTGAATGCCGTCACATCACGCATGTTGTAGCCGGCAATCCACTGTTCATTCTTGATGATGATGAGATAGATTCCGCTGTCCTTTGCGAGGACTTCGTAATCATCCCAGAGCTTCTGCGGGATGATGTCCTTCTTCCCGTCCCGGAAGAATATGCGGATCTTCTGTTTCTTGCGCTTCCTGTCTTTCTTCTTTGCCATGCCGGGTCCTCCTGTTATTCGACTACTTCCCAGTCGGTCGCAAGCATGTCGGCCTGAGACGCGAGCCATCCCATCTGAACGCCGGATGTTCCGACAAAGGCGAACGCCTTGTTCCCGATCGCGTCATGTTCCGCATTGACCGTCTTGCCGGCAGCGTCCTTATAGCTGATGCAGGTCGCGAGCTCTACGTACTGTCCCTTCCCGTTCCAGCCGGCACGGGCGATCTTCTTTCCGTAGCGCTTGGCCATGTTGATGGCGTCCCCGAAGGAGAGACCCGTCTGCCTTCCGCCGAGCTTCGGGCAGTTGTCTTCATCCGCGAGCATCCATTCAGTCGAACAGATATTGCGGAGCGTGTACTCCACCCGCTGTGATTCACGGATATCCATGACAGGTTCCCCCGTATCGGATTCTTCCGGACGGCAGTGCATGAGGACGGTCTGCTTATCGCTGTCCCATTCCCAGTATCCGGCCCATGTAGGGAGCTTCACCTTCGCCCCTGCCTTCATGGCGTCGAGTGCTTCCGAGAAGAACATGGTCTTCTTTTCCGGGAGGCCGTAGAGCCATTCGGGAGAAGTGCCGAGGGCTATCGCGATTTTGATGATGATCATTGCGTTCGGGCACCTCTGCCCCGCGGTATACTCATTGACCATGCTTTCCGTCTCACCAATCTGTTCGGCGAGCCTGCCGGGCGATACCCCTCTTTTCGCCATGATCTCGTTCAGCCTGTCTACGAAAGAGCTGAATGATGTTCCCTTTGCTCCCATGTTACCTCCTTATCCTGCCCTGTGCGGGCAATATGTTCACTTTAGTTTCACTCAGTTTCACTTTGTTACTTAATCCTTCTTGCTGGCGTGCACAGCCTTCTGCGATGTAGAACGACCGAAGCGCACGACCCTGCCGTTCTTGTCCTTGTAGGCAACGACCTGCACTCGGTTGCTCTCGTATGTCCGGCCGGTCTCCCTGCAGAACTTCTTCAGCTCCTTCTCCCTGGCTTTCAGGATCTTTGCTTTCTTCTTGAAATCCTCCGACAGCTCTTCCTCCATCTCGTCGTCCGTGGCTGCCTGCATGGCTGCGTCAAGGGATGCGAGCTGTCTCCGTAGTTCCCGGATGTCCCTCTCCTGCGCACGCTGTTCCTGCGATGCCTCGTAATCCGAATACTCGACTCCCTTGTACTTCACCCGGTGGTTCTCGAACTCGTCCAAGCGTTCCTGCGGCCAGTTCGGCTTTGATATCCCCGGCCAGAACGGATAGAAGTTGTGCCGGCAGTTCACCCCGCACAGACCGCCTGCCGTGCCGTACCCCGTGGAATCCGCGAAGTTCGGGTACTCGAACGAGCTTCCGTCGATCTTGTAGATCTTCCCCTGCCATACGGAGTGGGAAGGTCTCGCCCCGAAATGCGCTGACACCTCGTAATACTCCACGCCCATCGCTTCCGCCTGCATCTCGGTCAGCTTAGCCGCTGTCTGGTTGACGGAAGTCAGCAGGTTCCTGCGGATCGCGACGTCAAGGTGGTCCTTCCTCTTCGCGAACTGCACATAAGCGCCTTCCTGCGCCGCGCCGATGATAGCAGCACATAAGGCCTGCTGCGGTGAGAACGCACCTGAGATGGACTGCATGTACGCCTGGTTGGACATCTGCTGGTAGAGCGATGCGGCTGTCCCTGCCGTGGTCCTCGTAAGGTTCATCAAGTCTCCCTGCGTCCTCCGTATCTCTGCCTCGAGTACCTGCCTCATGGCGATGGACATGCTCCTGTCCACCTCGATGCCCTCTGCCACGAGAGGCGCAGCGTTCGTCTCGATGTTCATCGCCCCGGCTTCCTTGAACAGCTTCTCGATCTCCTTCGCTGTCTTTCCGGTCATCTCCGATATCTGACGGTTGACCTCGTCCTGCAGCGCCCCGATCTCCTGCACCTGCTGGTACTGCCATATGGCAGTGTCCGTCGGGTATCCATTCTCCACGAGCCGCCTTGCGATGTCGGTGATGATCTGCGTTTCCAGCTGGTCGTACAGCCCGAGGATGTAATCACTGCATCCCGCAAGGTATTCCGGTGTCAGCATCCCTCACACCTCCGTCATGAATTCCCTGTGAACGGGAACCTTTCTTCGGCATCAGGGACGTCCGCGGGCATGTATTCCTCAAGCGCCTGCTCCGGAGAGCATCCGAACCAGTACGACGTGACGTATTCCTTCCGGAGGTATCCGCTGTTCGCCAGCTGCATCCGTATCTGCAGCTCCTTGTCCGTATCCTGCAGGACGCCGTCTCCCCATGTGATGACGGGTTCGACATCCGCATCCGCAACGATGCCGTACAGCCGGCAGTATGTCTTAAGTACCTGGCAGAGCTCTTTCAGACCGCCGTCCCATGCCTGCTGCATAAGGTCGACAGAATGGTAGCTCCTCTGCTTGGACATCCTGATCTCTTCCGCCGTCTTCTCGACTTCCGTCGTATGGCTCAGCGTTCCGTATGCAAGACCGCACTTGAATTCTATCTGCCGCAGGTCTTCGTTCAGTCCGTTGATCCATGCCGTGTCCCGGATATCCGGAGAGTACGGCTCGATAAGGTTCTTAGTTCCTTCATTGAGGCTCGTATCCGAATGGAGCAGGCGGAACAGCTTCTGGTCGATTCCGCTCAAGTGAAGGTTGCCTTCCTCGTCACGCTCCTCGTCGAACATGGTGGAATCCGCGAAGATCTTCGCTTTCTTTGCGTCATACTCCCAGACAAACCCGCCATACTTCTTGTCCGCCTCCCGGAAGTCCATTTCCGCACGGTGGAAAACGGAAGCGCCGAGCGGCGACTTCGGGTCGCTGGTGTTCGGCACGGGCACTTTAATGTAAACGAACAGCGGGGTCTCGATGTTCGCCATCTCGACCTCTGGCTGGATGCCTTCCCATTCCTCGACGTCTGTCAGCGGGATTTCTTCCCTGAACCGGTCACGCACGTTATCGCCGGCAGTCTCCGTATCTGTGAAGTTATAGATCTCCTCGGAACGGAATGCCTTGTTGACGACCGTGTACTTCTCCGGCGTCCATGTGTGCATCTCGAGCCGGGTGTACATGTATCTCTGTTTCTTCAGTGAATCGACGAATATGGCCGACGTGACCATATCGTCATCGAACGCGAGTGGATAGAACTCGTTCGCGTACAGCACGTCAATACCGATCCTGTTCGGGATCCCGTTCCCGTCGACCGACTTGACATACGGCTTGAACACGATCCCTCCGTATGCGGAATACGCCTCGACATATTTCACTATGTTGTCCGGACGGAGCAGCGACTTCATCTGCAGTCTGATGAAGTCAGACATATCGTTCCCGTCGAGCGAGAAATCGAACTCCGTCAGGATCAGCCTGGCGAACTCTGAGCAGACCGCAGATGGAAGGTTCATGCACGCACCGTGCTCGACCTCTCCTTCCCACGGCGGGTGGTTCATGTACATCTCGCCCCAGAGCTGGATGGATTCTTCCATCTTCTTGGAGATGACTGTCTGAACCTTCATCTTCTTCTCGATCGTAGTCCTTCCAAGGAACATGCCTTTCAACCTCCCTCCTATTCCTTTGATCACATCTACCAGTCCCATGAATGCCTCCTTTAATTCTGACCTGGTTTGAATCCAAAGCCCTTGAGCAGCTTCGGTATATACCTCTCGAACGTGTACTCGAAGGCATCCATCGAGTCGATGTCCGATGTTCCGTCGTCAAGACGTTCGTTCTTCGTTGGCTTCTTCTTGTCCCATATGGCCGAGCTTATGGCATCCATAAGGGACCTGCACTCTTCCTCGACAAAAAAGAACCTGTCGTTAGCGGACAGGATGTCGAGGCAGAATATCCTGTCGTTGATATATGTCTTCATCGCGTCGGACACCGGGATGCCGCCGAGCTTGTTCCGCTTGAGCGTATTCGCGAAATCACGCTTCAGCACCTGCTCGGCTGAGTCCACATAGACATTGTCGACGCGGCCGAAGTTGCCACGCACCCAGAGCACGAAATCGAGGAACAGCCTGCACAGCTCCTGGGATGATATATCCCTCACGATCCGGTTCGTGTCCGGATCCATCTTTCCCTCGACGTATCTCCGGCTCCGTATGGCAACGATCTGGCTGAACCCGACCGGGAGCCCCGCGGCAACGAACGCATGTCCCGACCCGTTCCCGCCGAAGTCAACGCCTACGATGACCCTGGCGAACCGCATCTGCCTCGCCTCGTCAATGGTGATGGAGTGCGGTTTCTTCTGTCCCTTCGGCAGCGACATCTCGCCGGCGAGGGTCTTATAGATCAGACCTTCGGCAATGCTCCGCTGTCCGAGGATGTCCCTGTTGTGCCAGATTGTCCCTGGGACGTACTGAGAAATGAACGCCTTCCTCGCTTCTTCCTCGATGCTGATGTTGTCGAAGATCGTGAACTGCATATAGTTCACGCCGCCAAGGAGATCGCCCGTCTTGTCCATCTCCACATACTTGTCGATGTACTCCGTATAGATCGGAGCGTTCGGATGGTCAGGGTTCAGGTCCCAGAAGAACTTTCTTTTGTGGGACGCGAGCGTACGGTTGAACGCTTCCTTGATTGTGTTGTCGTGGTGGATGTTGATCTCGGTAGCGATCCACATACCATAAGAATTCGCTATTCATAGCAGACTATCTCTTAAACCCTTTCGGGTTCACGCCCTTTTCCATCTCCGTATCAATAGGAGATGTACTCCGCTATCAAGCGGATAGTCGTTACAGGTTATTGATTGATATGAATGTGAGACCATAATAATAATCGCCCTTGTCTATCTTTTTCCTGATAGACCGGGCGATTGTTTCTGCGCACGTTGATTCCGGAACAAGTTTCATGTCGATCAACTTCTCGGCAAGCTCCCTTGAAAAATATCCTTTGGCTATTATCCTGCCGTTTTTCAAGGCTGCCACATGACGAATGTCTTTCCTTAATCCGTTTTCAAAACAGTGCCTCATATTCTCTTTTCTTGAACAGTATTCAAGGTTGCTCACATTGTTATTGGTCTTGTCTCCATCGATATGGTTTATGTCGGAACATTCGCTCTCGCCCAGGAACGCTTCGGCTACAAGCCTGTGTACAGTCCTCGTATCATGCTTTCCGTTCCTGAACAGCTTTACGAACATATAGCCTGAATTCTGTTTGAGCTGGCTCATGATGACAGGCTTATGCTTACATCTTTTCCCGCCTATGCTCTTTACCCTTCCAAGGTTCGACACATAGTACCTTCCGCCATATCCTTCAATGGCTCTCCATTCTTCCATAGCATACTCCTTTCGGGTATTTATCAATCAATCTTCCCACGGGATTTTTTCATCCCCCGTTAGCACCCTTACGGGTACCCTGCCGATAAGCAGTAAAAGCGTGTTGGGGCAATTCCTGTTTGTTTCACCCCTTATCTTCTTGTAGGATGACGCCAGCGCGGCACCTGCGAAGATGACGATCTTCTCCTTGTGCCCAGTATCCGGGCCATTTATGATCAGGCACTCGTTGCCCTTGTACTTCCCCCAGTGGCACTGGCCGGCAAAGATGTATTCAAGCCCCATGCCGTTACAGTCACCGATGTTCAGCTTCGCATTGGCTCCGGTGCTCCCTGTAGCCAGGTGCATCTTGTCCGGGTGGGTCTTCAGCTCATGTGCGAAGGCGTACACATTGTCTACTGTCTTTCCAGCTCGGACAGCTCCCTCCGCGATGTTGTACGTGTTCCATACACACTTCCGGATATATTCCTTGTGTTTCTCGTTCCACATGAAATGGAGCCTTGATTCACGCCTTGTTTCCCTTCTGTCCTTCCAGCACCTCAGCTGCCTGCGTTCAGACCGTGTCCGCATCCGCATCACCGTCCTCTCCGTAGAGCATCTTATCGGTCTCGCTCAGGTCCTCAAGCACATTGTCGGATCCGAGGAGCTTGTTCGTAAGTGCATCGGTACGCTCGATGTTCGCGTCCATCTGTTCGAGCTCGAACGGGAGCTTCTGCATCTGGACATCCTGTTCGAACTTGTTCTTCCTGATCTGGTTGAGCGATGCGATCGCTCTGGACTTCTGGCTCTGGATGGAAGTAAGCTCACGTTCCAGCCTCGCAATGAGGTTGGCCGTTGCTTCCGTCCTCGTATTGGTCTGCACCTCGACACCCGGAACGACCTGTCCGGATTCCTCGAGTACTTCATATACCGCCTTCTGCTTTTCCTTCTCTTCCGCTGACCCTTCGAACACCCGCTTCGTCTTCCTGCTGTCAACACCAGCGATGTACAGCCCCTTCTTGTATTCCGGGTCTGTCTTATACATGTTGATAGCCCTCATGATCCTGCGCTCGCGGATGGAGAACAGCTGTATCTCCTCGATCAGTATCTGTTCCTCATCGACTTCGGTCATCATGGCAAGGAACTCACGCTCCTCATCGTCGAGCGAATCCCAGAATATCTTCGAGTACCCGCCGTGCTTGAGCGTCCGCTTGTTCCCTTTCGGTGCCCCGCCTTTATGCCCCACGGAATTCTTGTTTCCGAGAGGCGCTCCGCGTTTCCGCTTCGGGGCATCTTCTTTCCCTTTCGGAACGTTCCCTTCCTTCGCGGATTTGTTATTTTTTGCTTTCGGAACGCTCTTATCCGTTTTGGGAACGTTCTTTTCAGCTGATGTATCTTCCTTCCGGTAGCGTGACGGAAGTTCATTGACCCATTTGTCCATGGACTTCCATTTTCGGATATCGCCGGGTGAGACGTCCAATTCTTTCGCGATATCGACGAGCGGGCGTTTCCCCTTGGATTCCAAATAAAGCTCTTTCGCCTTATCCCTGTTAGGGTTTCTCGCTCTTGGCACGTCTCCCTCCTTTGCTCTATTTGTTTTGTTTCGGCATTGTCTGACTATTTTAGCGCAAGCCGAAAATGTTATACGCATTTTGTGTCATATCGAATAGAACACAAATAAATTCAAAAATATGCTAAAAATTCGAAGCACACCGCACAGCGTCCGTACTCGCCATGCAGTGCGCCTCACCCGGAATCCGCATAAAAATATCCGGTATAACTTTGCGCGGACCAGGATGCTCAGTTGCCGTAGAACCCTGCCGTGCTTATGCGCTAATTAAGGGAACCGCTCGATGTTGGCGCATTGCGTATGGTTCCCATGCTCAGATATTCCTATCTGTATTAGCCTCAATATGAGTTTCGAGTTTTGAGTAGCGGGGGCAGGATTTGAACCTGCGACCTCGAGGGTATGAACCTCGCGAGCTGCCGTACTGCTCCACCCCGCGATACAGCGAGCTACGTACCATCCGGTATTTCACTCGCCAGAGGATGAAAAAAGCATATGATATCAGAACGACGGAACGCGCCGACGCTGACCGGGAACAGAAGGATTCGAACCTTCACCTCGGATTCTCCTGAGTTTAAGCGCGCCCCGCGCTCTTTCCGTTGTTGTTGAGCTATGTTCCCATGATTGACGCCACTTGCTTTCCGTGAGCGCCGGCCGCTTCTTGCTGCGGTACGTGTTTGGTCATATCCTTGTGATGTATTCCGCCTGGGAATACTTCGTGTTGCCTGCAACCATCATGTTCAGGAAGTCCTCACGGCTGAAGTCCGACAGCCGGAATACTTCTTCCGGACGCATGCCAAGCTCCCTGCCGATCTCTTCGACGGACTTCCCTTCACTGATCAGCTCCTTGACAATCGCCTTCATTGGTTCCAGAAGATGCGTTCCTCTTGCCCGGTTGTGCGTGACCGTTCCGTAAATGTCCTCGGCGTGTTCCTTATGGATGACGATGACAATAGGCACTTTGTTGTCGAGCTTGGATCTCAGCGGTTCCCGTCCCGCCACTGTCCATCTGTGGAACCCGTCGATGATTGTGAGGTCTTCCCTGCACACGATCGGGAGCGTCCAGCCGTTGGTGAGGATGGACTGTGTCAGCAGTTTCAGGTTCTCTTCGGATACTTTGTTCGGGTTGTAATCATTCGGTTTCAGTGCATCCCTGTCCACCCACTGCAGGGTGGATAACGGTGCGGACAGTTTCTTATCCATCATTCGGCCTCGCTTTCAATTCTTCCTTCGCGCTTTCCACGTATTTGCTGTAGACGTTCTGGTACAGCGCCCTCAGGCTCCTCAGCTTCGGGTCGCCGGCCATCAGTGATTCATACAGGCTCTTTGCCTGCTGGTCGTTCAGGAGCGCGGCGGTCGACAGGTAGAAGTTCCTGTAGGCGCTTGCCACTTTCCTTTTGTGCTTTGTCTGGAAATACGTGTCGAAGTTCCTGAAAACGTGGTTCAGTTCCGCACGGTAGTCTTTATTTTCTGTCTCCTTTTCGAGCGTGCGCCTCGTCCTCGTGCTCCTGCCGAACATTTCCGAGTCCCAGTAAAGGGCGGCGAGGTAGGCGTTCGGCTCACGGCGTATGATGGAGTCGAGCAGGTGCGGGTAATACTCGTTCATCTTTACGAGCGACCTTGCGGTATCTACGGAGAAGAACTGCGAGACGCGCATCTGTCTCCTGGTCGCGCCGGCCTGCCACATGTAGAGGTATATGTCCGGGATGTCGACCTTGTGCTCTTTCAGGTAGAGCCAGACGTCCGAATCCTTCCAGTCGTAGATCGGATAGATCTTCCGTCTTCCCAGTGATCCTTTCCTCTGGTGCGGGACCTTGGCGATGTTCTGGAGGCGCTGCAGCGATTCCGCTGTCCGAACGCCGACCATCGTCATCCCCATCGCGCACTTCTTGTCGAGGAACTGCTGGTAGGAGTCCACCCTTTCCCGGAGCTGCGGGTCGTTCCTTATGGCGAATGGCGGGGGCTGTCTCACCCACCTGTCCGCCTTTTCCGCGTCCCAGCATATGAAGGATTCGTCGTTCTCGAGTGCGTTGAAACAGTTGAAGTGCCTGTACTGCATGCAGTACCACGCGAACTTCGCTCCCACCATGAGGAACTTCCTTCTCCACTGTTTGGTCATCTCCTCGATGCACGGGAAGATCGCTTCCTCGTCGATGAACTGGACTGTCAGCTGTGCCGGGTCGATCTCGCCCCTCTGGATCAGTTCGAGGGTCACGTTCGCGAGGCACAGGCTGTCCTTCCCTCCGGAAAAGCTCATGTATACAGGGAGCCCGTTCTTAAAGACGTTCCGTACACGCATCTCCGCGGCCTGCACCACGTTGATCGTTCCCTGCTTACGCTTTACAGCCATATCTTCTCACCGCACTTGGGGCATGTGATGAATCTGCCGTTCTCAGCGCCTTCTCCGGCTCCGGCAGTCTGTAAGTCGTCTGAACTGTTCTGAGCGCTCACAGCTCTTTCTGTGGGCTCTGGGGAGGCTTCGCGCCTCGCTTCCCTTTCGGCACTTGCCTGCCTTACTTCCTGCACTTCCTCTTCGTCGAGCAGGCCGTAGCTGGCGATCGTCTCGGTCACTTCCTCTGCATCCGCGACCATGTCCCGGAGGATGTCTTCATCGAATCCCGGTATGTCGAGGTCGTCCCTCAGTTCCTCTATGAACTCGTTCAGGACGGTCAGGTTCTCTACGCCGAGGTTGAATATCTTGTTGTCCGCTATCATCAGCTTCTTCTTTGCTGCGGGTGAGAGGTCCGTCATGCGGTACACGTCCGCTTCCGTCTCGCCCATCCTTACGAGCGTGTCATACAGCCCGTTGCCGACCAGTACAAGCCCATCCTCGTCGACAATAATGGGTCTCGTCTGGCCGAACATGCGGACCGAGCGCTCATATTCTTTCAGCTGGTTCTCGGTATGCATCCGGACGTTCTTCTCCGGCTTGTGCATGTCCGCCAGCTTCATCCTGTTGATCTGCATAAAAATGCCCTCCTTTCCGTCAATGAAAAGAAGGGCAATGGCATGAACGTGCCGATGGCGGGTTCGTCCTGCCCTCAGGCAGCCGTTTCCCCTGAACGCGCCCCCATCCCCGAGAGGATGACGGCAATGAGACCGGATATCAGCACGGTATAAAGGCTCGCCCCTGTCTTCAGGAGCGGCAGCTCATGTATCGTTGCATACGCAAATACCGGAAGTCCGGTGAGCAGAGCCACGCCCACCCCGGTGATGACGCCTTCCGCCTTCAGCCTCACCCTGCAAAGTGTCATGACTGTCGGCAGGAGCGTTGTCGCGCGCAGCGTCCCGTATACGAGGAACATATGCGTCACTGTCAGGCCTGGGATGTTGGCGATCAAGATGCCGATGACCAGCAGGAGGACCATGACGGCCTTCGGAAGCCTCGTCTTTCCGTCATTTTCCAACTTGCCGGCAACTTGCCAGTCCGTCGTCAGCGACGCAGCCGCGCACAGGTTGCTGTCAACTGTAGACAGGAGACCGCTCATGAGCATGAACAGGAACGGAACGACCACCCATGACGGGAAGAGCGCCCTGATCAGCTCGAAGTTGACAATGCCCTTGTCCTGTGCCGCATATCCGGAGCCGGCGGCTATGAAGCCTATGATCCCCATGCTGAGAGGCACGAGCCCGAACAGGACCGCGCCGAGCATGAACGCTTTCCCGATCTTCTTCTCGTCGACGGAAAAAGCCCTCTGCCAGAAGCACTGGTCACCGAATGGCCCGGATATGAGACCGATGGCCGTGGGCAGCCCGAACGCGAGCAGCACTTCCATGCCCTTCGCGTCGAACAGTGAATTGTAGTCCCCTGTGAATCCGTGGAAGCCTTTCAGGAGGTTCTCTGTGCCCCCCGGCATGCTTATGGCCCACGGTACGAATACTGCGCATGCAGCGAGGATAAAGAGCATCTGTACAACGTCCGTCATGACGGATGCCCGTATTCCCGAAAATTGTGAATAAGAATACGCTATCACGGCTAGGAGCACCGTCGTCAGCGTGAAGTTGATGCCTGTCGCGTTGCTGAGGATCCGGCCGCCTGCAAGCAGCTGGACAGCGGTCGACAGGATCGTGAGACCAGCGAGCTGTATCCCGTAGATCTTCTTCACACCGTTGCTCTGGTATTCATGGCCCATGAAGCCGGACAGCGTGATCCCTGCCGGCATCCTTCTGCGGATAGCTTTCGCAAAAGGAATGAACAGCATCAGGCAAAGGACGTTCGGGGCCAGGAACCAGAAAAGACCCGGCAATCCGTTCGAGTACGCCTTCTCCGCCGAGGTGAACAGTGCCGGCGCCCATATCCATGTGGCGGCAATGCTCATGGCGGACACGACCGGGCCCATCTTCCTGTCTCCGACATAGAAATCGTCGCTCCCCCTGCCCTGCTTTGCAAATAAAAAAGTCGCGGCGAGCATCACTGCTGCGTATACCGCGAGTATGATAAATCCATTCATCTTCCTTCTCCTTGGGATTTTATTTGAAGGGCATTCCGTTCCGTCAAAACCAACCTCCTCTCCCCGGATGAATGGAAAAGGCCGCTGGTCTTTCCAGCGGCCCCATGACATGATATTACCCACTTATCATATGAGTTTTTGTGAATTAAGTCAAGATAAAATTAACGGTTGCCGTTTTTTGTGTCCACATTGTCCACATATATCTGTGAATAACTAACGCTTTCCGTTATTCTGATGATAATTTTTTACTGCCGCCATCCCGAACGTATTCGTGGAAAGGATCTCGATCGCGCGGTTCTTGTCGTTGTTGATCGTGACCTTGGACACGTCCCACTTCTCGGCCAGCTCCTTGACGGACTTCGGCTTTTTCAGGAAATACATGGAGCGTATGACGTCGTACATGCGCTTCCCCATCTCGCCCTTCAGGTCGCACTCCTTCCGGAAGACCTTCATCATCTTGTCGACGTCGGCAATGATGATTCCACTCCTGGTCTTCGTGGTCTCAAGGGCGGCGACGTCAACATCGTCCTTCCCTTCCATGAGCCTTCGGATCGCTTCTTCCTGGGTCTGCTCCCTTGCCTGCGCGCCGTTACTTATCGTCTCGAGGAAGTTCGCCCGGATGTGCCGGTAGTTCTGCAGGAGCTTCTGCATGTTGTAAAGGCGCTGGTCGTTCTGCCTCTTCACTTCCGCCTCGTTCTTCCGGTCAC